TTCAATTGAAAACGGAAAAGATTATAAAATAATTAAAGCAAGTTAGAATTAATTTGAATTTGGTCTTCTAAATAAAATAGGCTTAACCCCACCTATAGAGGATCAAATTCAACCCCATAGGGGGGGGGTCGACAAAACTACACCCCCTCAGATTTCGCGGCCCTCCTAAAAATTTCCCCAGAGGATTTTTTTGAGGGGTGTTTTATATTTGTTTACTAGGACATTAGCAATTAAATTAACTAATTATATTTTTGATTCATTTGCAATCCCCCTACAACCAAAAATCTGTTACACATCTGTTGTTAATGTCTTAGTAAATTCATATAAAGCATATTTAAAAGGAGAGACATTATGGCTAAAAGTAATACTAAAGCTTTAGAAAAGTCTAGAGAATTTCCTGCAGCCATGTCATCTGAAGCTCGAGATGCACAAATGTCATCTCTTGCTTACAGTTTAGTAGAGCAAAGATTGAGAGATGGTACAGCAACATCCCAAGAGACTTGTTATTTTCTAAAATTAAGTTCGCCAGTTGCAACAAGGCAGCAAAAAAAACTTGAAAAAGAAATTGAATTGCTTGAAGCAAAGACCGAAGCCATTAAAGCAGCAAAAAGAATGGATGAAGTTTATATGGAAGCAATTGGAGCTTTTAAAAAGTATTCTGGCGAACAGGATGATATTGATGAAGAGAACTTATAGTGAACTTTCAAAGCTAAAAACTTTCGATGAGCGTTTTGAATATTTAAAACTTTGCGATAAAAAAGTTGGAGAAGAAACGTTTGCTGGTCATCGATATTTGAATCAAAGACTTTATAAAAGTGATAAATGGAAAGAAGTAAGAGCCGACATTATAACAAGAGATAAAGGTTGTGATCTTGGTGTAGAAGGAGAAGAGTTTGGTGAAAAAGAAGAAATTTTAGTTCATCATATCAATCCAATTACAATTGAAGATGTTATTGAATGTAGGCCCTGTGTCTTTGATCCAGAAAATTTGATTTCTTCTAGACTTAAAACGCATAATGCTATTCATTATGGTAATAAGGAAACACTAGACAGATATGAAGAGCGTAAACCCGGAGATACAAAGTTATGGTGATAATATGAGCAATTATGGATATTTAACACATTCAGAACTTTACCATCATGGTGTAAAAGGCATGAAATGGGGAGTTCACAGATATACTAATGCTGATGGATCTTTAAACGAAGCTGGAAAGAAAAGATATAGAATAAATTCTGATCTGCTATCTTCAGCTTCTAAAAGAGGAGCTAGACGTCGATATAGAGATGTAGAAATTGATGCCTGGAGAGCAGCAAGAGAAAAAGCTAAATCAAAAGGAATACTTAATAAAAAAGAAAGAAAACAGTATATTAACGATACAGCTGAAGGTTATATCAATAAACAGTATAAAGATTGGTTTAAAGATGAAGGCCCTTTAAATAGAACCAGAGATGAATCAGCGTATCGCTATAGAAAATCTGCGACTAGAAACGCTCTTGGTAATATTGGAAAGAATGTATTAGGAGCAGCTGCATTAAATACAGTTGGTATAGGAATGTTCGGTGTTTCTCCTAATCAAGGAAAAATTTACAATGATATTTACAAAGAGACTACTAGAAGATTACAGAATAAAAAAGTAGCTCAGCATTCCGCACTCTATCATCATGGTATTAAAGGCATGAGATGGGGAATTCGTAGATATCAGAATGAAGACGGGTCTCTTACAGAACTTGGAAAAAGAAGATATGGAAGCATGTCCGATGAAAAATTATATAGAACATTAAAAAAGCAAGTAAGAGATAAAAAAGTTCAATATATAAGAGAAACTGAAAATCCAAAAGCAGATTGGTCTTATAGATGGGAAGCTGGAAGAAGTATAGGTCCTAATAGTAAAAAGTTTAAAGAAGAATCTGATAAAGCTTATAAAAAATATATAAACTCTGATGCATATAAAGAATGGGAAAAGAAAGTAAAAGCTGCAGAAAAATGGGATTATGATGATACATATGATAAACGATGGAAAGAATTAATGCTTCAAAAGCCAAAAGGACAGCCAGAAGGAAGTTCAACGGCTAGAGTACTTAAAAATGGTAAATGGCAACTTATGGCTCCTAATAAAGGATATTTTCAGGGCTATGGAAAGCAAGCTTCTATAGCAAAGCTTAAAGATTTAGGATACGATGACAAAACTGCAGAATATTTGGCTTCTAGAATAGCTAGAGCAAAAGAAACTTTATATGATGCATAATTAAAAAGGAGAAGGACAAAATTATGGCATTATCTAATACAGAAACCCCATATTATTATGGGCTATTTAGAGATGCTGTACTTAGAGGTGAAATACCAGTTTGTGAAGAGATTTCTCTTGAGATGAATCGTATAGATGATCTTATTAGAAATCCTTCCATATATTATGACAAAGATGCAGTTGAAGGATTTATTGCGTATTGTGAAAACGAATTAACATTAACAGACGGTTCAGATTTAAATTTACTTGATACATTTAAACTCTGGGCTGAACAAATATTTGGTTGGTATTATTTTACAGAGATGTCAGTATACCATCCGGAATTAAAAAAGTATATTCAGAAATACGTTAAGAAAAGACTTGTTAATAAACAATATTTAATCATAGCGAGATCAGCAGCAAAATCTTTATATGGTAGTTGTATTCAAAGTTTTTTCTTAAATGTTGATAAAACAACAACACATCAGATTACCACTGCTCCAACGATGAAGCAAGCTGAAGAAATTATTAGTCCAATAAAGACTTCTATAATTCGTTCTAGAGGCCCTTTATTCAGATTTCTTACAGAAGGTAATATTCATAATACAACTGGATCAAAAGCTTTACAAGCAAAGTTAGCATCTACAAAATTAGGAATTGAAAATCGTTTGACAGGAAGTTTACTTGAAATTAAACCAATGTCAATCGATAAACTTCAAGGACTTAGAGTAAAAGTAGCTACTGTTGATGAATGGCTTTCAGGAGATGTAAAAGAAGATGTTATAGGTTGCTTGGAACAGGGTGCAGCAAAAGGAAGCAATCCAGACTATCTAATTCTGGCAATGTCATCAGAAGGTACAACAAGAAACGGTGTTGGTGATTCTATCAAAATGGAATTATATAAAATTCTTAGAGGAGAATATTACAATCCACATGTATCTATTTGGTATTATAAATTAGATAGTATTGAAGAAGTTAATAATCCACCAATGTGGCTTAAAGCTCAGCCAAATCTTGGAAAAACAGTTCAATGGGAAACATATCATCAAGATGTTGAAAGAGCAGAGCATTCCCCATCGTCTAGAAATGATATTTTAGCTAAACGATTTGGTATTCCAATGGAAGGAACTTCATATTTCTTTACATATGAAGAAACTATACCATACGAAAAGAAACAAGAGTATTGGCAGATGCAATGCTCAATGGGGGCAGATCTATCACAGGGGGATGACTTCTGCGCTTTTACTTTTTTATTTCCACTTTCTAATGGAAAATTTGGAATAAAAGTAAGAAGCTATATTACAGAAACAACGATGTTAAAATTACAACCAGCTATGAGACATAAGTATGAAGAATTCTTAGAAGAAGGAACGCTTGTTGTTATGGATGGCAGTATTCTTAACATGCGAGATGTTTATGATGATTTGATTGAATTTATAGATCGAATGTCTTACGATGTTCAGGCATTGGGTTATGACCCTTATAATGCTAGAGAATTTATAGAAGCGTGGGAAATCGATAATGGACCATTTGGAATAGAAAAAGTTAAGCAAGGTGCTAAAACAGAATCCGTTCCTTTGGGTGAAATTAAGAAATTGGCCGAAGATGGACTTCTTATATTTGATGAAAAGCTAATGCAGTTTGCAATGGGAAATTGCATAGCGCTTGAAGATACTAATGGTAATCGTAAATTATTTAAACGTAGACGTGAAGAAAAGATTGATAACGTCGCAGCTTTGTTGGATGCATTTGTTGCATATAAATTAAACAAAGATTTATTTTAATATAAGAAAGGAGAATTAAAATGTCTCATTATGGATACTATATAGATTCAGATTCAGATATAGCTCACCATGGTGTAAAAGGTATGAAATGGGGAGTTAGAAAAAATATTCAAAGACATGTTAGAAAAAGAGCTGAGGATTGGATGGCAGTAAGAGATTTAAAAGTTAAATCTAGAAAAAATATTTCAGATCTTAGATCCGCTTTAAAAAATACAAATGATAGATCAAAGAGAAGAGAATATAGGAAACAGATATTTGCTAATAATAGAGATATTGCATATGCTAATCTTCCTCTTCCAATGGCAGAAAAAGCAAAATATGCAAGGGCAACTAATAATAATAAAAGATTAGATTCTTTGTCGGCTCCATTAGCTGTAGCCAATCCACTTATGATAGCTCCAAATGCTATATCTAATATGTCTCAAAATGCGGCTATTGCTTATACTAATCGTAAGGTTAAGAAAAGCAAATAAAAGCAAATAAAAGATATTAATTAAAGGAGATAACCATGACTAGATACGTTTATATTTCAGATTCTTATCTTGCTCATCATGGAATTAAAGGTATGAGATGGGGAAAACGTAATGGTCCTCCATATCCTTTAGACGCTTCTGATAAAAGTGCAGCAGAAAGAAAGGCTGCCGGCGGTGGCGGTAGTGGAAAGAGCAAAAGAAAGATTGATGAAGAAAAGCTAAAGAAAATTAAAAAAGGTGTTGCAATTGGCGCCGGAGTTGCAGCCACAGCAGGACTAACTGCAGGAGCAATATATTTAGCAAAACATCCTCAGGCTACTAGAGCTGCTCTTAGTGGAATTAAAAGTTTGGCTATTAATAAATTAGCGTCAATGAAAGCTTCTAATTCTATTAGAAATGTTGGTAAAACTATAGGCCGAAGTAAAGATGATATAAAGAGATCTATATCTCAACTTAAATCTTGGAACAAGAATAATAATAAAAATATCGTTACAGGGATTAAGAATGCATATAAATCAGATCAGGAAAACAATCTTTTAAATAAATGGGGCAGGCAATATGCAAGAGCTGAAAGAAAAGGTATACTTTCTAATGATGTTATTGCAAATAAATCCAAATTAACAGATGCTGTTCTTGCACATCCTGAGAAATTATCTATTAATGAAAAGAAGATAATCAATACTCATGGATTTGATGTGTACGACGATTTAGGTCAAAGAGTTACTAAACATAAAAATGTTAAAAAGCAAGCAGATAAGTTTGCAACAGAAGCTAAATCTAATAAAGGACTTAGAAAAGCTATTAAGAAAGCTTGGGTTCCTGTAACAGCAACGGTTGGCGCAGCTGGAACAGTAGCTGGAACAGTTGGAAAACTTAATAATTCTGTTAATACAATTGGTGCGGCAGCTAATAATCCTTATGTAAAGAAAGCTTATAATAAAACTAAGAAGAAAAATAATCAGTAGGAGGATAATTAAATGGCAAAAAAGAATTTAAATGATCCCGAACTTGTTAATGAAGAAGTAAAAGAGTCTATCGTTGAAGAAGAACCTAAGAAAATTCAAAATGAGGGTAAAAAACTCTTTTCTTCAGTAAAAGAAGAAGGCGGAACAAGAGCTTACTAAAATATTGAAAGGAGAAAAAACATGGATTACTACAATGATTCATATTTAGCTCATCATGGAATTAAAGGAATGAAATGGGGTATCAGAAGATACCAGAATGATGATGGCTCTTTAACATCAGCTGGTCGTTCAAGATACGGTATGGGTAATGTTAAAATTGGTAAAAGCAATATGACTTTATTACCAACAACATATCGTCGGATGAGACATGATGTAAGAAAAAGAAATCGTAATATGATTAAAGATACTTTGAGAAGTTCTTTTTCTAAAGATAATGGTTTAAGAAGTAAAGATTTCCGTGGATTACCGGCCGGAAGAGCTTTGTATGCTATAAGTAAATTTGATAAGCAAGGGTTTAAAGATTCCATGGCTCGCAATAAGCAGGTATTATCTGATTCTAAAAGCTATTTACAGGATACTTATGGCGATAAGTACAGATATGCTAAGAATAGACAGCGTGTTGCTGCTATTAAGAGTCCTGTTGGAGCAGCAGTACTTGGAGCCGGATATGTTTATAAAAACAGACAGAATATTGCAAATGGAGTTAGCAAAGTTGGAAAAGGTATTGCAAATGGAGTTAAAAATAGCACGACTTCATTTAACAACCCCGTTGGAGCTGCTACAATTGGAGCAAAATATGCTGTTAAGAAGATAAAGAATAAAAAACTTAATGGCTAAATTATAAGGAGTAGGACATGAACCCTATTAAAGATCGTCTTAAGAGCGCTTGGAACGCTTTTATGAATAAAGATCCTACTGAAAAGGAAGTTCAGGAAGAAAGAGGTTTTAGCTACTACTACAAACCAGATGTTATAAAAGTTTCTTGTGGTAATGATAGAAATATTATTACTTCTATAATTAATAGAATTGCAGTAGATTGTGCATCAATTGATATTCGTCATGTAAAACTTGATGATTCTGATAGATTTGCATCATATGTTAAATCATCATTAGATGACTGTCTAACTATCGAAGCAAATATTGATCAGACTGGTAGAGGATTAATAGAAGATATTGTTCTATCAATGCTCGATGATGGAACAACAGCTGTAATACCTATTGATACTAGTTCTAATCCTATAACAGGAGCATTTAACATATATTCTTTAAGAGTTGGTAAAATCATAGAATGGAAACCTTCTTTTATAAAGGTTAGATGTTATAATGAAAGAACTGGTAAGAAAGAAGAAATCTGGGTGGCAAAAGCTACTTCCGCTATCCTTGAAAATCCTTTTTATGCAGTTATGAATGATACAAATTCTACTGCTAGGAGACTTTCAAGAAAATTAAGTTTGTTGGATTCTATTGATGAAAAGAAGAATTCTAATAAACTAAACATGGTTATTCAGTTACCTTATGTAACTCGTAACGAAATGAAACAAAGACAAGCTGAAGAGAGAGTTAAAAATCTCGAAAATCAACTTGAAAATTCTCCTCATGGTATAGCATATTCCGATGGTACGGAAAAGATTATACAGTTGAATAGACCTTTGGATAATGGAATTATTGATGAGGTTAAGTATCTCACCGAACAACTTTATCAACAGTTAACCATGACTCCAGGAGTTCTTGACGGAACTGCAGATGAAAAAACCATGAATAACTATTATTCTAGAACTGTAGAACCAATAATGAACTGTATAGTCGAGGAAATGAGAAGAAAATTTTTAACCAAAACTGCAAGAACTCAGGGTCAGTCAATAATGTACTTCAGAGATCCATTTAAGCTTGCTCCGATTAGTTCGGTTGCAGAACTTGCTGATAAGTTCACTAGAAATACTATTATGACTGCAAATGAAGTTAGACAGGCTATTGGTATGGTACCTTCTCAGGATCCTAGAGCCGATGAGCTTAAGAATGCTAATATTTCTGAAGCAAAAGATCAGGAACATATTAATGTAAATGGTCAGGATATGGATGGATACTATGAAGAAGATTATGATCCTAATCAAAATTATTGAAGAAAGGAGAATTTTTCAAAATGGGATTAAACCTGAAAGAGAAGCCCGATTTTGGTGGTTGGGCTACAGTGTATGATGTCAAGTGTGGTGATGGTCGTACTTTAAGAAAAGGTGCTTTCTCAGGCCAGAATGGTATGAGAGTTCCTATAGTATATAATCATGATCATAAAAACCTTGACTCAGTTCTTGGGCATGCCTATCTTGAAGAGAGAGATGAAGGTATCTATGCATATGGTTATCTTAATGACTCTTATGAAGGCCAGGCAGCAAAAGAGCGTGTAAAACATGGTGATATTGCTTCCCTTTCCATTTATGCCAATAAGCTTAAAGAAAAAGCGGGTGATGTTTATCATGGTGTAATTAGAGAGGTTAGTTTAGTACTTGCTTCAGCTAATCCTAAAGCATATATAGACAATGTATTAATGCATAGCGATGAAGATGCTGAAGATGAATGGTCAGCACAGATGTGTTTTAACGAACCTATCGATACGGAATTTGTCCTCGTTCATTCAGAAGATTATGAAGAAGAGGAAGATTATGAAGAAGAGCCACAGGAGGAAGAAGAAATGGCAGATTTAACAGTTGGTGAAGTTTATGATTCAATGACTGAAGAACAGCAGGCAGCTGTAGACGCTATTGTAGACGAAGCAATTAGCAATGCACTTGATGCATATGATGAAGAAATGGGCTACAATGATGAAGAAGATTACGATGAAGGAGAAGAAGACGATATGGTACAGCATAACGCTTTTGAAAATGATCTTGATGGATACTATGGCGAGAACATTCATGTTCTTAATCACAGCGAAATTGAAGATATGTTTAAAGACGCAAAGCAGCTTGGTTCTTTAAAGCAGGCTGTTCTTGCGCATACCGATGATTATGGTATCGAGAATATCGACTATATGTTCCCTGATGCTAAACTTAATGAGGGTGATCCCCAGTTTATTAAGAGAAAAGATGATTGGGTAAGTAAGGTTATTTCCGGTACATCTCATTCAGCATTCAGCAGAATTAAGTCTTTATTTGCTGATATTACAGAGGATGAGGCTCGTGCTAAAGGTTATATTAAGGGCAACCTGAAGAAAGAAGAAGTATTCACAATGCTCAAGAGAAAGACCGAGCCTACAACTGTTTACAAGAAACAGAAGATTGATCGTGACGATGTCATTGATATTAAAGACTTTGACGTTGTTGCAATGATTAAGAGAGAGATGAGAGAAATGCTTGATGAGGAAATTGCTCGTGCAATCCTTGTCGGCGATGGAAGACCCAACTCATCCGATGATAAGATCAAAGAGGCTAATATTCGTCCTATCTGGAAAGAGGAAGAACTCTTTGTTGTTAAGAAGACTGTTGATGTTGCTGCTAATGCCAGCGCAGATACAAAGGCTAAGACATTTATTCGTACAGCTATTAAAGCTCGTAAGGATTACAGAGGTTCAGGAAATCCTTCACTCTTCTGTACAGAAGATCTCCTTACAGATATGCTTCTGCTTGAAGATAACATGGGTCGTCCTATGTATGATACAGAAGAGAAGCTTAGAACTAAACTTCGTGTCAAAGAGATTATCCCGGTTCCTGTTATGGAAGGCCTTGTAAGAGATGACAAGGGTGAAACAAGATCTCTTATGGGAATCATTGTTAACCTTTCTGACTACAAAGTAGGTACTGATAAGGGCGGTCAGATCAATATGTTCGATGATTTCGATATTGATTACAACCAGCAGAAATACCTTATGGAAACAAGGATGTCTGGTGCTCTTGTTAAACCTTTCTCGGCTATTATTCTTGAAGAAGCTATTAATGTAACACTTACAACAACCCCTACCGATCCTAGCGCAACAAGATATGGTAAGGAAGTAGATGATCTTCAGTCTAATATTGAAATCAATGAAGGTTCTCAGCAGATCACAGGTACATTAAGATACGTTACCGGTTATACAGGATATTCAGGAGATACAAGCCTTCAGTCTGGTAACTATTTGGCACTTGATTTCTCAGCTACACCTGCAGATACTGCTGTCGTCACAGTTGAAGTAATTGGTGGTGCTTCTGAAGGAAATCCTATAACTGTTGATGATGGATACTGTGTATTTAGAATCACTGATAAGAAACAGAAGATCAAAGTTACAGCTACAAACGGTGATAATGTCATCGTACGTACTTACGGTCTTGGCAGCTTAAAGCTTAAAGCTAACGCTTAATTTGTTATAAACACAATTCTTTACAAATAAACGCCGAAAAATTCAAAATGGGGTGAAAGTTATGAAATGGTATGGTAACATAGGTTTTGCTACATCAGTTGAAAAGGTTGTTAATGGTCAACCTACAAGTGTATGGGAAAACCGTATCACAGTCAAACAATATTATGGTGAGCTTTCGAAGCCGGTAAACAAATGGAATACGGGCTCTGGTGAAAACGATGATAAGAGTTTCAGTTCCCAACTTTCCATCGTAAGCGATCCATTTGCCAATGAAAACTTTCACTCCATTAAGTATGCAGAGGTTAAAGGTGTTAAGTGGAAAGTTGAAGCTGTTGAAATAATTAGACCAAGATTACTTTTAACGTTGGGAGGTAAATATGTAAATGGATAAGCGCCTTTCGCTTGATGAAAAGTTAAGATTCGTTCTCGGCTCAAATAATGTATATTTTCAACCTCCCGAAACGTTAAAAATGGATTATCCTTGCATTAGATATGCTAAAGTTAGACCTATGGTCGAGCATGCGGATAATAAAAAATATTTTAATAAACGTCATTACGAACTTACTGTAATCGATCCAGATCCTGATACAAATATTCCGGATTTGTTAGTTGAATATTTTCAGTATTGTTCTATTGATAGATACTATGTCTCAAATAATTTAACGCACTGTGCGTTGGATTTATATTATTAAAGCAAAGGAGAATAAAAATGTCTACAGTTAATAATGCTTTAACATGGGATAAACCTGGTGAAAGACTTTATGAAACTGGTGTAGATCATGGAGTTTTCTATCCCATTAATCAGTCAAATGAATATAAGCCCGGTGTTGCATGGAATGGTATTACCTCTTTTCAGGAAAATCCTTCAGGTGCAGAACCTACAAAACTTTATGCTGACAATATTCAGTATAATACTATGATTTCACTTGAGGAGTTTGGAGCAACTCTTGGTTGTTATACATATCCTGATGAATTTGAACCTTGTAATGGTCTTGCGCCTCTTGGTGATGACACAGTTGGTGTAGTAGCAAGCCAGCAGGAAAGAAAGAAATTTGGTTTATGTTACAGAACGAAGATTGGTAATGATACACAGGGTCAGGATTATGGTTATAAGCTTCATCTTGTTTATGGATGTTCTGCTAAACCTTCTTCAAGAACTCACAATACTGTTAATAACAGTCCTGAGGCAGAGGAACTTAGTTATGAGATCACATCAGATCCTATTCCGGTTTCAGATAGTCCTTCAGAGAAGTTAAAACCTACTTGTCATTTGATTATTGATTCTACAAAATTCGTCACAGCAGATCAGAAAGCTCTTCTTGCAGCACTTGAGAAGAAATTATATGGCGATCCTGAAGCAGCATCAGCTTCTGAAGGACTTCCTTATCTTCCTCTTCCTGCAGAAGTTAGATCAACACTTACTCCCGCTTAAATTAAGTGGATTTTTTCAAAATGGGGGCTCTTTAATTAGGGCCTCCTTTTTTTAAAGCAAAATTAATAAAGGAGACAAATTATGGTAATCGAAAAAGTTAAATGTGAAAATTTATTTACCGGTGAAGAAGAAGAGATTACTCTTTATTTTCATCTTACAGAAGCAGAATTAACAATGCTTAATCTTTCTAGTAATAATAGACTTGCATCTTTTAAAGAAGATGATCCTAAGAATACTTTAGAAGAGAATATTAAGCTCTTTGAAAAAATAATTGCTAAAGCAATCGGTAGAAGAGATGAATTTGGTAATTTTATTAAGAATGATCAGATTAGAGATTCGTTTCTTTGCAGTCCTGCATACTCAGCATTTCTTTCAAAGTTGATTTCTGGAGAAATTAAAATTGAAGATTTCATTCTCGGATGTCTTCCTAGATCAATCTCTAGACAGATGGAAATTAAAGATGGAAAGCCGGTTATTAAAAAGACTGAACAGAACCAGTAATTTTAATAAAGGAGGGATAAGGAATGCTTATAGTTACAATTCCTGAACAAGAAGCATATGATGAAAAGAACAAAAAATTTGTTAAAATTGAATCGCATAAGCTTAAACTTGAGCATTCCTTGCTCTCATTACAGAAGTGGGAATCAAAGCATAAAAAATATTTTATCGATAATAAAAGTTTAACCCCCGAAGAAGTACTTGATTATATTAGATTTATGACTATTAATCAAGTTGAAGATTATGTATACGATTTTTTAACAAAAGATAATTTGGATCAGATAACAAACTATATTAAAGATCCAATGACTGCCACATTTTTTTATGATGATCCAAATAAACAAGAAGAATACAAGAAAAAAGAAATAATAACAGCAGAAGTAATATATGCTAAGATGATAATACTTGGAATTCCAATTGAAATATTTGAAAAAAGGCATTTAAATCATGTCCTTACACTTATTCGTGTATGCGCTGAAATGGAGAATCCCGATTCTGGCAAACCTACAAATAAAATGTCTCAAAGTCAATTAGCTAGACATTATAGTGAAATTAATAAAGCTAGAAGGGCCAAATTAGGAACAAGAGGATAATAATTATGAAACCATCAAGACCTGTTATTTCATTAAGTCATAAAGGAAGTTTTACTAAAACTGAAAAATTTTTTGAAGAATTGGCAAATATAGCGGGTGTTGGTAAACTCGATAAGTATGGAAAAATGGGTGTTCAATATTTAAGTGAAGCAACACCAAAAGATACAGGATTAACGGCTTCTTCATGGTATTATACAATAGATCATGATAAAGATGGAGCCACAATCATTTGGAATAATAGTAATATTCAAAATGGGGTAAATGTTGCTATTATTTTACAATATGGGCATGCTACAAAGAATGGCGGATGGGTTGAAGGTATAGATTATATCAATCCAGCATTAAGACCAGTGTTTGATAAAATGGCCGAAGAAGCATCGAAGGAGGTATTTGGTATTCTATGAGTCGAAAAAACATTGAAGAGAATGTCGTTAAGATGCGATTCGACAATTCGGAATTTGATACCAATGTCGAGAAAAGTAATGAAACTTTAGATAAATTTAAAAGCACATTAACGTCATTACCTCAGAATATTTATATAGGGATTCAGAACCAGATTTCCAGAATAAATCTTTCTGATATACTTGGAATAGGAGCAACCTTAGCCGGTCTTGGTTTAATAAAAAACGGAATAGTTGGTCTTGGAAATGAAGTTCAAAACGTTGCATATGGAACATTAAATACTATAAATAGTGTTGTTGGTGCAGCAATAAATCAAATAAATTACGGTGGTAAACAAAGAGCATTAAACATAGCAAATGCAAAATTCCAAATTGAAGGTCTTAAACTTAGTGTTGATACCTTTATGGAAGCAGCAGATTATGCTGTATCGGGAACAGCTTATGGTTTGGATGCAGCTGCAAAAGTAGCATCACAGTTAGGAGCTTCAGGTGTAACGGAACTTGAAGAGTTAAAGAAAGCTTTACGAGGTGTTTCTGGTGTTGCAGCAATGACCAACTCTTCTTATGAAGAAATTGGTGACATATTTACAACTGTAGCAAGTAATGGACGATTAATGACAGAAAACTTACGTTCATTTTCTGCTAGAGGTTTAAATGCTTCTGCTGTTTTAGCAAAATCTCTTGGAAAAACAGAGGCAGAAATTAATGATATGGTATCCAAAGCTAAAGTAGATTTTAAAATGTTCTATACGGCTATGGATGAAGCATTCGGTGAACATGCTAAGGATGCAAACAAAACATTTACAGGTGTAATATCTAACGTAAGAGCAGCTCTTTCAAGAATTGGTGAAGGCATTTGGACTCCTATATTAGATAATGCAATTGGCGTATTTAATGAATTAAGATTAGCAGTAAATGCATTTAATGCTGCTTTAAAAAATAATGATACTGGAATAAATACATTTACAGATTTTGCAAATGCAGTTAAAGTTATTTTTAACAAAGTATCTGACATGATAAAACTTGTTAGATATGCTATAGAAGAAACATATTTAGTTACAGAATTAAGCGGATTATTTCAAGGTTTAAATTATTTAGCGCAACAGATAGCCGAAGCATTTTCTATTGATTATGGATTTGTTATGAATCGCATAGTCGAAAATTTTGCATCAATAGTAAACATAATAAAAAGAAGTATTAATGCTTTAGATGCATTTTTTAAAGAAGATAATAAATTAAGAAAATTCGGAGGAACTGTTCAAAGTTTATTAGTATGGATATCCGATTTTGCTGATAAATTATTGGAAATATTTAATAATAGAGATGATTCGATATTTGATACTATTAAATCTTGGGGAAAAGGTCTTAAGTCAGTATTTGATACAATAACAGATATTCTTGGAATAAATAGAAAAAATATTGAAGGTTTATTTGAGGGTGCTGTAAATGCTGTATTTGATTTAATTGAAAATTTAAGACTTTCAGATGATAGAATAGATAAGATTACAAGAACTTTCAGAGGCGCGGTATCTGTATTAGATATTATTAAGATGGCCGTACAGGCTATATTTAATTTTATAAAACCAATATTCGGATACATTCCGGATGCAGTTGATGGTATATTATCAATATCAGCTGCTATTGGAGATTGGTTATATAACTTACGAAATGTTATAAAAGAGAGTCAAACCTTTGAAAAAATATTTGATGGAATTAAAGGAATTGCTATATTTATTAAAGATTTAATAAAAACAATTGGTGGTAATTTCTTTGATGCATTTTTTGGCGATGCCACTAAAAATGAAACTTTATTAAATAAGATAAAGAATTTCATTAAGATGATAGGTGAAACAGTTTCAGAGGCATTTAAGAATCTTAATATTAAAGGAATAGATCTTAGTCCAATACAAGAATTTATAAAGAATCTTGGAAACTTTGGATTAAGTTCTGGAGATTCTTCAGCCGCTGAAGGTGTAATGGATAAACTTGTTGTATTTTTTGGTAAAATAAAGGATGCTTTTGTTAAAATTGGAGAATTCTTCCAAAACCATATATTTACAATATTTACTGGAGAAAATAAAACCTTTAATAAGTTTGCAGATTTTGTAGGACAGTTTGGAGATACAATAAAAGGTTCATTAATTTCTATAAGAGATTTTGTAAATGGAATAGATGTTTCAGAAGCTGAAGCTATAGCAATAGCCGGTTTAATTTATACATTTATGATTTGTGTAAAGGATATTGCATTAGCATTTATAAATGGCGTTGTAGAACTTGCAAAAGTATTAATTATATTTGATGGTAAAGATACATTAGCCATAGTTGCTGATAAAATAATTGATAGATTTCTTGGAACAAGAACTATAGGTTTATTTGATAAACTTAATAGTTTCTTGGATAGATTTAAAGATATTAACTTCAAAGGCTTATTATTTAGCATGGACTCTGGTCAGCCTGAAGAGGCTGCTATTATTGAAGCTATAGGTTATACATTTAAATCAATAGGAATTGCTTTATTAGGTCTTGCAGCAGCATTATTTGTAATAGCAATAATTCCAGCAGATAGACTGGATACGGCTGTAAAAGTTTTATTAAAATTTATAGTCGTAATTGGATCTATAGCTCTTATATTATCGGTTTTAAACAGAATTTTACCGAACTTTAACTCTACTTTAGTAAGAGCATTCAACTTAACAGTTGCTGGTAATAATGGTATGATGCAAGAGAACCCTCTAAGTGCTGTAGGTGTTGCATTCGCCGGAATTGCTGCCGGATTATTAATTATATCCGCATCATTAGCTATATTAGCTAACTTAGATCCAGATGGATTGGAAAAAGCTTCAAGTACATTGAATAAATTTGCACTTATAATGACAGGAATGATGGCTGTATTCATATTTGTTAATAGCTATATGAATGGCGATGATACAGGAAAAACTCTTAGAAATATTGGTCTTGCTTTTTCAGCAATAGGTCTTTCTTTATTATTTATAGCCGCTGGCATAGCATTGATTTCGGCTGCTATAAAACCTGAAGATGCTGCAAAATTGACGATTATTACTGTTATATTGGCTGCAATTCTACTTGTTGCCGGAATAATGATAGCGCTTTGTTCTCAAGTTGCATCAAGTGCTACAAATGCTTTATTATCAGCAGGTATGATATTTGTTGTATTAGGATCAATAACAGCGTTAATTGCTGTAGTAGCAGCTTCTTTATTAGCATTAACATTTGCGGATCCAGAAAAATTAAAAGCTGCTGGATTAGTAATAGGAGGTCTTATAGTTGCTATTGGCTTTGTTGCAACTTTATTATTAGTTGCTTCTCAGGCGGCAGCAGCACCTCAAGCATTAATAGCATTAGCAATAATTGTTGGTGTATTACTTGCAATAGCAGTTGATTTATTAGCCGTAGCGGCTATAATAGGAACAGTATCGTCGACTATCAAATCAATATCCGAAATGATTAAAAGCATAAAAGATCTTATAGAAATGCTTAAAGGTATGGACGATACAGATGCTGATAAAGTTGTTGAAAATATTATGAAAATATTAGGATCTATTGCCATTGCTATTCCTGGAGCATTTGAACTTTATTATGAAGAATCGACAAAATCAGTTACTAGGTTATTTCCTAAAATACTTAGATTTGTAGCAAATCAACTTATTCCATTTTTGGATAATATGTTTGGTATTGTAATTCCTTCCCTTGTAATAAAGGTTATTCTTTTATTAGATACTATGTTAAATGCAATTGCAAATTACATGCCAAATGTAATGGATATATTAGACAAATTAGTATTTGCTGGAGACGGATTATTATTCTTTATATTTGCAATGCTAGATAGAATATGGGATAATACAGTAACTTGGATAGATTCGAGGATACCTATATGGGTTGATGACATTGCTGAAATGTTACTTATATTAATAAAAGCAATAAATGCAGCATTTGAAGATAAATGGGATGAATTTGATGAAGAAATTCAATTATTTATTGACCATGTACTTGGTTTATTAACAGATTTATTAACCAATCAAAAGACAAAAGATGATGTTTCTGAACTGATTGGCGGAATATTTTCTAGAATTAAAGAAGTATTAAGTGAAAATGAAGATTCAATAAAAGAAGTATTTTCTACATTTGGTAAAGTTCTTGGTTCTGCTTTGGTTGGAGGAATCAATGACATGATACCAGATGATGGAATATTTGGTTTCTTCTCAGGCGGACTTGATAAAGTTGAAGATTGGTTTGGCCAAAAATCTTATGGAGTTTCTCCAATAAGAGGCTCTGAAGGAGGATATACAGACATAAGTTCCTATGGAATAGAAACAAAAACATCTGACATAGTTCCTGAAAATCTTATTAAGTATGTTGGAACTAATAATGTTAATAATCAAAATCCTTCTTCAACATCTACTAGTTCAAGAGGATTTAGAGAAGGAATTGATCTAGAGGTTACAGTTGAGGGATCTCCAAAATTAAATAAATGGTTTAATGGACTTAATGGCTATTTATCAAAGCAAATTAAATCAGGTTCATCGGCTGGTTAAAATATTATTTTTTTCAAAATGGGGGTAAATCATGTCAAAATTATTTGAAATACCTTATAAATCTGGTGGGTCGTTAGATGTTACCCCCTTTATTGTATTAAACTCTTATGACATATCATCGCAGCCAGTTTATAAAAAGTGGAAAGATGGTAATGGTCATGATAGAAGGGCTGTTAAACGAAGACGTTTGGAAGGATCTTTTAGCGTTAAGTTTTTCAGCCCATCTGATTATCATGCCTTTTTAGCAGCAATAGAGGGGCAAAGAATAGAAGGCACAGATTACATATCAGTTATTGCATATGATAATAAATCAAGAACTGTTAAAACTATTAATGCATATCTTGATTATGAACCAGTAAATGTCGAGCCATCAATAGGATGGTCATTTAATGAAGAAATAGAAATAAAAGTTACAGAACGATAGGGGGGGATCTTTTATGTATAACTATGCTCATAGAGACCTATTCTATCGTGATGAATTAGATGATTACATAGTTCTTTCAACAGAGATATTAGTTGATGAAGAAAATAAAGAGTATGAAACTATTTACATAACTCCAGATGATATTGAGGAAGGAACATTTGAATTTTATGAATCCATAACAGATTCGGAATCATTTAATCTACAAAATTGTAGGTCATCTTATGTACAATTTACAACATTTAATACTGAATATTCATTTTATGGATGTTGGTTTGAAATGACAAAAGTGATTGTAAGAGATGCAGAAAATGAAATTTATGATGAAATACCATTAGGTTATTTCTATGTTGTGGAGGATAATTTAAGTAGAGATGGAATGACTCAGGATATTGTTGCATATGATTCTTTATATTTTGTAATTAACACAAATCCAGAACAGATTAAAACCATATACAACTCTATTAATTTTCCTTGCACAATTAAAGATCTTAGAGATAATTTCTTTAATGCGTTTGGTATTGAACAGGATAATGTAGCATTAATAAATGATGATATTGTAATACCAAAACAATTAAGTGATGAAGATTTAGTTTCTGGCGATACGATTGTTAAGATGATTGCTGAATTAAATGCTGTATTTCCTCATATTGGAAAAGATGGTCTTCTTACATGGGTTAGGTTAGATGTAGGTGATCCTTTTGAGCAAGGTTTATATCCTGGATTTTATCCAAGCGAGCATGCATACCCGGGTACTGGATACCCTGGTTATCGTCTTAATATTTATAAAGAGCAATATATCGAAGATTCTGTAATTTGGGCAAACTACTCTACTATGAAACCGGATGGCGTTCAGATACGTGATGAGAATAATAATATTGCATATTTTTCAAATTCTGAAAATTCAAAAAATCCATATATAATCATAAACAATTTCTTATGTTATGGATTAAGCTATGGACAGTATCAGCAAATTGCAGAAAGACTTTATAAACGAATAAAACATATTTCTTATGTTCCTTTTGAAATGCAAAAAATGGCCGATCCTTGTATTGAGGTTGGTGATAGAGTATTGGTTCATACTCAGGAGAATGTTCTATTTATTTCATATATATTTAATAAACATACTTCTGAAGTTAGAAACCAATTTGAAGATATTCAGACAAGTGGAACATACGATTTATCGCAATATGATATTAACACAAATACAACAGCAGCAAAAGTTAAGAATCTAGACAATCGTGTAGGAAATATTGAGAAGTCTGGCTCTGGACCATTACAAATAGTCTCAGTAGCGGTACTTCCAGATAATCCTCAATTGAATGTCTTATATTTGATTCAGGGAGAAGTGACGGTGACTTAATATGGCAAAACAAACATCTAGAATGTATGGCATCAAAGTCAAAGAAAAAGTTAATTACTATGAATTTGGTGCAAATGATGGTTTTATCACCTTGTCTTATCTTTCGGATATAGGATCAGGAGCTTGGCAAATAAAAGCGGGAAAACATGATGGAACGAATCCAAAATCCGATGTTGAATGGTGGTATAATGGTTCTAAGTATGATCCTGGAGATGTTATTGAGACATTTAATGATGGTGATATTTTAACTTTACACATTCTAGAATCACATACAGATGTAACGCCATATACTAATTACATGTATGATATTTTTGGCAATGCTTCTGAAAATATTCAATATGGTAATAAAGATGTTGTATACAAGATAATGCCGGGATCTTCAACATATTCATGTAAAGTTACAAAAATGGAAAACGGCATTACTGTAAGCTCTAAAGAATTCACTTCTGAAGATATTTTACAGTATAAGAATTCGTTTTCCATGTTATATCCTGTTTACAACATGAAATTCGATTGGCATGGTATGGATCCGTCTTCTGGATATCCTCAAATGTCATTTCAAGCAATTAGTGATAGTAATTACATTAAATACAATGGTAATACTAAAACTAAAGGTGAAACAATTAAAACTTGGCAAGCTATTGGCTTTACTGGATTTGAAGTAACTGATGATACTAACAAGAACACAGCTCAAAGTAGCACCGCAGATGCGGTTCCATCAATTCATCTATGTAAAAGAATTGGAGGAGCTCAGATCTGTGTTGCAAACAAAGACAAGAAAACAATATTTTCTGACGTCTTTTATGATCATAAAGATGTTTATTATAATGGTCATTATCATAAAGCTATGTTTCTCGTTTACGATAATCCAGGAGTGGCAGATTGTTGGAAAAAGAAGCTTGACGGTCTTGCCTTAACATATGCCAGGCCTTATTGGTTTTTGATGACAACTCGAGCAGGAATTGAATACAATGGTAGGACTTATGAAGCTCGTCAACTGATAAGGTCCTGGCCTCCTTCCGATAGTGTTAATATGACATTAAAGGAAACAATTTCAAGAACAAAAGAAAAAGTAGAAGTAGATGTTTATGATCAATTTGTTTATTTCATTTCTGAGCAAAGTGGAACTGATCAAATCGTAATTGACTACAAACAAATAGTCCCAACCGATGACGATGAAGGTGGCTATTATAACGATTACAGAGATATAGAAGTTAAAATCATATCTTCGGTAGATGAGCAGCCTATAAATTACAAAAAACTTAAATTTGAATTAAATAATGGATCTTGGACAATCTATTCTAAGTCAGCTTATATAATTTTTAATGGTAATACATATAAAAGTGGTAAAGCTCTTACTACATTTCCATTGCAAGGAGCGGTTGACATAATAGTTTATGATGAATCAGATAAATATCAGACTCAATATGAGCATATTGTATATGATGTTGAGCAACTTGAGAATGTAGATTCAGTAACTGTTAAAAAACAAATAGTAACTCAAGTTCAAGATGAACAAGGTCATAGTCATAAGGAATATGTTGACTTAGATTCAACAACTTTTGACTCATCAAGTTCAACGGTAAAATTCCAGAACATTGAATTTAGGAGAAATGGTGCAACTTGGACAATTTATTCAAAATGCGGGTACATTAAGTATAATGGTAGAACATATTACAATAATCGTTCTATCTTAAGTTTTGCTGTATCTGAAGCAATTCATATAGAAATAGCAGATGAAAGTGATAAATATATTATTAAAGAGGCTATAACTTATTTAGTAAAAACTCCAGACAGCGATGTTACTGTAGGATATTCTCTTCATACATCAGAAACCGCTTTAACTATGAAAATTGTTAAAACTTCTGGAGATAAAGAAGAACCTTGGGTTACTGTTAACTTTTATGAAGCAATTTATCAGCCTTTTATGCATGACGATATTTCATTAATGTTTGATACAAAAGAAATGAAATGGGAATTGTATTCTAATAATGATAATTTGTATTACAATGGAACTAATTATGCAAAGGGCGATAAATTAGGAGAATGGCCTTATAGGCAAATTGTAAAAATTGGTAATATTATAGTAACTCATGAAAATCATGATGCTATTCAAATCTCAAAGACATCATTAGCTAATGGAAAATTAATAAAAAATGAAGATGTTGATGAAGATATTGCTTGGCATAATTCAGAAAGTGTGGATTTTCATATAAGTTATAGTTATGCTAAAGGGATTTGGGTAATTAAAGCAGTTCACGATTGCTGGTGTGATGGTATTAAGTATACAGAAGGACAAGTAATTAAACAATTTAAGACAAAAGTATATGTTGAACCATTTTCTATTCTATGCCAGTATCAGGATGATCCGGAAAGTCCAATATACACGAATATAGTATATGGATTAAATGTGAATATTACTCCAGACGGTGTAACTACAATAACTATAGATAGTGCCGGACATAATTCAGCTACATATTCAGACAAAGATATTTCGCATGGACAAAGCGTTGACTTGATTGTTACAAAACAGGATGCGAGGTCTATGTACGGCTACATCTGGCAGAAAGAAGAGACACCTCCTCCGGGACCGTGGCCTTCTGGATATATTGGCGATATTATCATTATACAGGATCCTTCCGATAATAGATGGGGAACACTTTGCTATATTATTCCTAATGAATTATATCATAGAAAAATATTGCCTACTACTTCTAGACAACCTTGGCTTCGTATTTATCTTAGTGAATTTTCATATTTTTTCAATACTGAAAACGAATTTTATGTTCCTTTTGGAGTTAATGAAATATTCTGGTATTGTTCGGTTAGTGATTCTAATGACTATATTTTTCAAACACAAAGACGTATGGCAACCTCTTTTTATATACCTCAAACTCAAGGGTATTTTAATAATTTTGATATGGTTGGAAAATTTATTGAAAAAGAGTCTTGTGTTTCAATATATTCATTAGGAACTTATGGTGATTTGGGTGATAGATGGCTTTTCTTAATTATGAAAGCCGAATATTCAAGCAGTGGATGGATTAACGTTCGATATCAACAAGCTATTGACATTGCGGTTTACGATTGGCAACAAGCTTTACAAACAGACTTTGATCAATTAAATGCTGCTGGCTATGTTATATGGGCATCATATATGAATCCATATACGAAAGTAAATTCATTAAACAAAGCCGTATATTTTTGTTGTCCAAGACTTAATTTAAATGTAGATTTATTTAAATATTTAACTTTTAGATTTTATCAAGAAACTTTATCATTAATAGAGATTCCCAGTTCAATTACCAATGAAATAAAGAGTTCTGTTGTTCCACATCATGGAAAGAATATAGAAGTTAATATAAGAACTATTTATTTTAATAATACATTTTACTTAATAATATACGCTGGAGTACATGAGAATTTTAATGGAAATGGTTCTTATTATTCACCGGAGACTTGGGATAGCGACTATTTTATAAATCCACATGTTTTTCTTTTAACATATAATGACATATCCGGATTTCATTTGTATAATTTAGATAATGATGTTTTTGGTACTGCTGATAGAGTATCACCTATTTTGGAAACACCAATAGGAGCTGGAAGAAGTTATTATATATTAGAAAAATATTATTCAGTACCAACTAGATTATATACTTATCAGAATGAGTTATATATTTCTGATATTAGATATGACGAAATAGTCGATGGGGAATTTGGTAAATCTATAGTTTATAAAAGATGTATTTATAAATTAGATGAACAAAATCATACTTTCATAAAAGTTAAAGAATTTAAAATTGAAGATACTATAAGTGTTTATGATATTGTTAATAAAGAAAATGTCGAAATTAATATATGCCAATTTCTTTTAAGATATGATTTTATAACACATAATAGTGAAAATTTTACTCATTTGGAACATATTCAAAATGTATCTCGTTCTTTAAGAAGAAAAGATTTAGTTAATGGCTTATATTTTATTTATTTAAAAAATAGAACACAAACAATTTATTACTTTACAAATCCTCTATTTGATGAGGATATTATGAACTTCTGTTTTCCAGCCAATGAAATTGGTTTTAGAGATAGGTATTCAGAAGATGGAAATTTTTAAAGTTCCATAGGTGGTATGCGGTCTTACTCCCACAAGTCAGCCGCATCTTGTTATCCCCTATGTTACTAAGAGCTTGGGGCTGAGATTACTCTTTGTTGTTGCTCAGTCTCAAGTCCTGCTTTTAGGTGATTTCCTGATATTTTTCAGGTTTCACATAGATGTCCTTCCTTTATAGTTTTGCTGCAGTGAAATTCAAGCTATAGGTAAATCATCAGAACCCTATATCCGTTAAAGCCGGACGTACGAAAGGAATAAAACTATGAACGATTCAATTCTTAATACCATAAAGCAAATGCTTGGTATAACAGAAACACAGACGGAGTTTGATACTGATATTATTGTTCATATCAATTCAGTTCTTAACATATTGCATCAGTTAGGTGGATGTACTGATTGGATTCAGATAACAGGTCCTTCAGAAGAATGGAGTTTGATATCTGAAGATATGGAAAAATGCAGTATGATTAAGACTTGGATGTATCAAAAAGTCAAATTATTGTTTGACCCTCCTCTTAATTCAACAGTTATTTCCGCTATGGAACGACAGATTTCTGAACTTGAATTCAGGATTCTCGAAAACCATAACGATAAATAAATATTAAAGAAAGGAGGTACAGTCCAATGGGTCCACAGGATCAAAGATATCTGCAACAGCCTGTTATGTATGCCAATAATGGTATGAACTGGGTTGACGGAGATGAAGGTGCTAACCGTTTTCCGGTAGCTCCAGGATATTCAGTTCCACTATTTGATAAGAACGATAAACGGTTCTTTATTAAGTCAGTAGATGTTTCTGGAATGCCTATGCCTTTACGATATTTTAGGTATGAAGAGGAAATTACTCAGAAAGAACCGGAACATGTCCCTAATAACTATGTAACAAAAACAGAGTTAAATGAATTTCAAAATGGGATGCTTACACGAATGGAAGAAATGATGCAGAAGTACATTTCGAACGAAAAGAAGAACTTAAATAAAAAACAAGGAGGTGAGTGAGGATGAATCCTTTGTTTCAAGAACTGAATGGACCTAATTCAATTGCAGGTCAGTTCAGTCAATTTATGCAAAATCCTTTTGCGTTTGTTATGCAAAAAAGGAACATAGAAATTCCTAGCCAATTTGGCGATAATCCTCACGAAGCAGTAAATTACTTAGTTTCATCTGGTAAAATGGACCAGATTACTTTTAATAACCTTATGGCTCAAGCGACAAGTATGGGCTGTAAGTTCTAAATTTGTATACTATTTTGCGCAAATTTGATAGTATAAATGTAACTGGTTACTCGTCTAGAAGGGTAATCACTAACCACAAAAAGTTTAATGGAGGATTAAATTATGGCATTTTCAGAAAATGGTAACGGTTTGGTTATGCCAGTAGGCCCTATGGGTGGTTACGGAAACAATTGTTTTGGTGACGGTAATGGCTGGTGGGTCATCTTATTCTTGTTTGCTCTCATGGGAGGCAACTGGGGTAATGGATTTGGTGGAAACGGAAATAATGGTGTTCTGCCTTATCTTTACAATGATGACACTAAGAACGCTGTAAACAGAGGCTTTGATACAGCAGGTCTTTCTGGACAGTTGTCTGGAATTCAAAATGAGGTATCACAGGGCTTTTCATCTGCAGAAGTTGCTGAATGTAACAGAGCGATGAACATTCTTGGTCAGTTTAACGCAGTTCAGTCACAGCTTGCAAACTGTTGTTGCGAAAACCGTTTAGCTACTGCTAACCTTGGTGCTCTTGTACAGAGCGAAAACTGTGCTGATCGAGCAGCTTTATCCGATGGTATTCGTGATATTATTGCTAATCAGACAGCTGGCTTTCAGTCGATTAAAGATCAGTTATGTCAGGATAAGATTGATGCTAAGAATGAGAAGATTGCTGAACTTCAGAATCAGATTAATATGCTCAATCTTGCTCGCTCAGAAACAGTTCAGACTGCTACTTTATTAGCTGATAATAATAGACAGACGGCAGTGCTTGAAGATTATCTCAACCCCGTAGCAAGACCGGCTTATATCGTTCAGAATCCTAATTGCTGTGTTCAGCAGTATGGATGTGGATGTGGATGCGGTTCTTTCTAGGAGGTGATATCATGGCAGCAGAGTTTACTTATAATCCTATTCAGGAAGTACAGCCTAATCAGCCAGTGCTTCTTAATGATTCTATACCTTGTCAGAAAGGTTATGTAATTCATAGAAATGAAAGTGGAATTGTAACTCTCCGTGGTATCGTTAATAACCCTTGTGCTAAATTTGCAAGGTATCAGGTTACATTCAATGGTAACATTGCAGTTCCTACAGATGGAACAGCAGGACCTATTTCACTTGCTATTGCTATTTCAGGAGAACCTGTAGCAACTAGCGAGGCAATAGTAACCCCTACCGCAACAGATGCATATTTCAATGTAACATCTACAGCTATCATAACAGTACCTGTTGGTTGCTGCTTTAACATTTCTGTAGAGAATACAACGGATAATGCGGCACAGGCTATTAATATACAGAATGCTAATCTTGTTGTAAATAGAATAGCATAGAAAGGAGATAATCATGCACGTTTTAAAAGATATTTGTAGCGTTGCTGAGTATCAACTTGAAGACGCTGCAAAGAAAAGAGATTGGACAGAATCAGATATTGATCTTGTCTACAAATTAGTAAAGACCATGTATTACATTAAGTGTATCGATGCCATGGAAGATTCTTTCGATGAAGGATATTCTAGAGATGGTAGAGGTGCTTCTTACCGAAGAGGTCGCTCGTACGATTATGACTACGAAGCATCCATGAGACGTGGAAGATCTCGTGAAGAGGGTAAGGACCCAATGAGAGAACTTAATGACATGATGTCAAAAGCCAACTCAGATATTGAACGCCAGGTAATTGGCCGTTTGATGGATAGGTTGGGTTAAAATTTCAAAATAGGGGTACTAGTGAGTAAATGCACTTGCTGGTACCTCTATGATTTTCTAGGAGGGTCATATGTCATTTTCACAGTTTATTAAACCGTATCCAGATGGGTATGAGGACTTTGAAGTTGGTGGTACACCAGTTACGGCGGAAATACTTAATACTAATTATGATGGATTTTTACTCGCATTAAATAGTTGGGCTAGTGATGTCGAGAACGATATTGGAGATGCTAAAAACGATATTACAGGACTTCAGGGTAGTATTAGTAATATTCAAAGTGCTTTAAGCAATAAAGTCGATACAAGTACATTTAATCAACTTGGCGATGCAGTTAGAAATATTGGCATTGCAGTTAATGGTAAATCCACAGTTAGTATTTCAGATTTATTACAGTCTGGAACAAAAGTTGCTACTTTAACTATTGACGGAACTCAATATGACCTTTATGCTCCATCAGGAGGTGGCGGTGGCTCTTCTGTAACATGGAACCAGATTGTTTCTACAGGCACTAAGATTGCCGAAATTGAAATTGATGGTGTATCAACTGATATATATGCCCCTTCAGGTTCCGGCACAGGCGGTCACACCATCATAGACGAGAACGGCAATTCAATGACGGCAAGAGCAGGATTGCAATTTGTCGGTGCGAATGTATCGGATGATTCCACAAACAATAAAACCATCGTTGACCTTGCAAGTGCAGGTGGAATTGATGGTGTGTTTATTGACATAGGAAATGTAATACAGACAAGTACACAATTCAACAATCCGTTAAGTTATACCGCCGTTGAGGATTGCATTATATCATTTATTGTAACGTCACGAAATGGCGATGTGAGTGTAAAAATAGACAATAATATGATTGCATATTATTCGGGCAATACCGTTTTTGGTTATTCTGCATTATTAAAAAAAGGGCAAACTTTATTTGGAGATTCGGGACAAAATTATTCGGGAACATACCAAGTTTTTGGCATCCAAACAGGCACAACGCACAGTAAATTCCAACCTGTAATTTACTCCACAGAAGAAAGAGAAATAGGGGTATGGACAGATGGAAAACCGCTTTATGAAAAGACTTGGGACTTTGGTGCAGATGCGTCAATACCTGCAAATTCTTGGACAGATACACCAATTACCAAAGGGGATATAGAGAAAATTGTCGATATTAAAGCGGTAAATGATGCTGGAACTATTTGGGATATGCTTGGTGCTAATACAGACCAAACTTATATACAGGTGTATCATAGTCGAGGAAATAATGCAGCAATATCAATTAGATATGTAACACTTCAATACACCAAAACAACAGATGTTGCAGGAAGTGGAAGTTGGACACCACAAGGAGTGCCTACACACCATTATTCAACGGATGAACATATTGTTGGGACTTGGATTGATGGTAGCACGATTTATGAAAAAACCATATATGCTCCTACGGGAACATTTATTACAGTTAGTGATTGGACACAAATTAGCGGTTTTTCTAATATCGGCAAGATGATTGACACAAAAATAAATGTTGTAAAAGGTACGGAGTCAAGGTCTGTATATCAGAGGAGCGATAATGTAGATACATTGCCGAGATTTGAGGCATATAATGGAGGAATTTATTACTTTACAGATACAAATACCTTTGCGTTTTATAATTGGGATTGGTATATTACGTTCCAATATACCAAAACATCATAAGGAAGGAGCAAGGATATGATACACGAAAAAACAAAGATTAAGAAAGATTGGTGGCATTAAACCATGTATAGATATTTCAATCCAAATCCTTTTCTTAATAACAATACAGGAGACTGTGTAGTAAGAGGTCTTTGCATGCTTACTGGAGACGATTGGGATACTGTCTATATACATATTGTTGTAGAAGGTTATCGAATGAAGATGATGCCTTCAGATAATCCTGTATGGGGTTCGTATCTTAAACGCACTGGATATTCTAGGTATCTTATACCAGAAGAATGTCCTGTATGTTATACATTAAAAGATTTTTGCCAAGAATATGATCATGGAAAGTTCTTGGTTGCAACTGGAACCCATGTTATTGCGGTAGTCGATGGTGATTACTACGATACATGGGATTCTGGAGATGAAGCTGTTTTATATTACTGGAAAAAGGAGACTTAAAAATGGGCGAATGGTGGGAGATAACTCTTGTAATCATGGGAGCTATTATTACGATATTTACAATTTGGGAGAAAGTAGAAAGTAGAGCTAATAAGTTCAGAGAACCAACTAGTGCAATTGAAACAAGGGTTTCTTTGATCGAGCAGAAGATGACTGAGTATGAACTTAGGTTTAAAAGAGACAAAGAAAGACTTGATGATATTGAGGTTAGCAACAAGTTGACTTTAAGAGCAACATTAGCTTTATTAAATCACACCCTTACAGGCAATAATGAGGAAGAAATGAGTAAAGTCAAGAAAGACTTAGAGAACTTCATTTACAATTAAAGGAGGACAATATTATGAACTTTGATATTTTAGGAATTATTGCAGTTCCGGCTATTACTATTATTTGTTATCTTGTAGGTATAGGAGTTAAAGCATCTCCACTTAAAGAGAAGTTCATTCCTATTATCGTTGGTGTTGTTGGTGCTATATTTGGACTGGTTGCTTTCTTAACCAAGATGCCCAATTTCCCTGCCGACAACTTTATTACAGCTTTAGCAGTAGGTATTGTTTCCGGACTTGCTTCAACAGGTATTAATCAGATTTATAAGCAGTTAACAAAGAAAACCGAATAAAGATATTTGGAGGGCTAAACATGCTTTACAGAGGAACTACTCCCACCATTAGTTTGCATATTAATAATGCAGAAAGCTATGATCTTAACAGTTTGCAGAATCCTGAAATAACTATTGTTAATGATTCAGGTAGAAATCTAAAGACTTTCACAGATATTCAAATAGATGACGAAAACAAAAAGATATCTACAAAGTTATCCCATGATGATACTTTAGCTTTCGAGCCTGGATATTTGTTAATACAGCTTACTGCAAGCTTAAATAACGATGAATTAGCTTCTCCGATTCTAAGGACGGAGATGGGAGATAATTTAAAGTACAAGTTTATGAAGGGATGACACTATGATAGATATTTCATTAAATCCAGTCACTAATGTGGATGTATCCCTAGATTCAGTAGTTAACTTTGATATTTCATTATTTCCAATGTCAGAGATGCTGGATTATGAATTAGATCATGTTGAGGAGTTTGAAACTGATTTAAGTTCATCTGATAATCTTGAAGTAGATATGGAAGCCGGTGTTATTATTAATCCCGAGTATCCTACGTACGAAGGCCCTTATATTTCTACACCAAAGACTCATGCTCAAGTGTATGAAACAAAAGAGAAAGCCATGTCAGATGATTTTACTGTTTTAGAGATACCATACCAAGAAGTTAGCAATCCTCAGGGTGGTAAAACAGTAGTTATTGCTTATGAATAAGGAGAAAACAAATGGCAAAAAATAAAATCATATTTGGTAATGAAGTACTTATTGACTTAACTGGTGATAGTGTTACGGCATCAGATCTTGCTTATGGTGTTACTGCCCATGATAGATCGGGTACCATCATTACTGGTACAAGTACAAAAGACTCAGATACAACAGATGCAAATGCAACTGCTTCGGAGATTCTTTCTGGTAAAACTGCATATGTTAATGCTCAGAAGATTACAGGTTCAATGCCTAACAGAGGTGCTGTAACTGGAGTTATTGATGAGGTTGATGAAGTTTACCATATTCCTAGTGGATACCACGATGGTTCTGGAACAGTGGCTATTGATTCAACTGAACAGGCAAAGATAATTGCAAGCAACATTAAGGACGGCGTTGAAATTTTAGGTGTAACAGGTACTTACACTGGTGAAGGAGTTACTTCGCAGACTAAGAACGTAACGCCTTATACCACAGCACAGGCTATATTACCGGACGCTGGATATGACTATTTAGCACAGGTAAATGTAGCAGCTATCGCATATTCAGAGACTCCGAATTCTTATGGAACTACTGTAACTATAGGTACCGTTGCTCCTTAATAGGAGAATATTATGGCTAAAAACAAAATTATATATGGAAATGAGACACTTATTGATTTAACAGATGATACGGTTACTCCTGAAAATTTATTAAGTGGAGCAACTGCACACGATAGGTCTGGAGAACAAATTCAGGGAAGTGTTGTTATTCCGACTGTTAATAACGGAACACTTACCATTAAGCAGAATGATTCGACCAAAGGAACTTTTACTGCCAACCAGGCAGGAAATACCACTGTTGAATTGACAGATGAAAAGGTGAAAGTCGTTGAAACCAATACGACAGGAGGTAACTGGAACTATCCTATGTGGAGACCTAATATGGATAGTACTGGTAATGCTCAAGTTAATGACGGCTTTAGGTATTATCAGAAGCTGCATGATAATAGCACGGAGTTTGGACGTTCAATTCTGCAACTCGGTAATTCATATTCTAAAGATTCTGAAAATGCAACAGAAAAAGCCAATAATAAACGTGGCGAAGTAAGAATATATTCAGAAAAAGATGGATATATTACTTTATATGCTCCGACAAATTCCACTAGCGGTAAGAATATATATTTTCCAGATGCTGCTGGTACAGTAGCACTTACAGATGATATTACAGATGTAAATGTAAAACAGACAGCTACTTCAAATACTGAAAATACATATCCTATTTTGCTTAGTAATAGCACAAGTTCATCCACAAATACAACTTCTGCCAGAAAAAGTAAGATATTTTTTAAGCCTGGAGCTAGTGGTAACCGTGCTGAGTTTATTATTCAAGATAGTTTGGGCAATGAATGTTATATAGACACTTCTGGATACTTTAAATTAGGAGCAAATGTTTCATGGACTTTTGCAAATGCTGTCAATCAAGAGTTGTATATGAGAGCTTCGAATGAAGCTAACTATGCGGTATTTTTAGGTGTTATCAAATACAACAATAAGAATTATTGGGCATTTTGTCCGGCGACTGATACTTATTTAAGACTTGGAATGCCTAATAACAGATGGGGTCAGATATATTCTTCTTCCGCAACAATCAATACTTCGGATCGTAATGAGAAAAAAGATATTCAAGAACTTGATGAATCGGCAAGAGATTTTATAATGGGATTAAAACCCGTTTCTTTCAAATACATAAATGGAGAAACTGGTAGAACACATCATGGAATGATAGCTCAAGATGTTGAAGAAGAACTTGAAAATCTTGGTCTAACTGCCATGGATTTTGCAGGTTTCTGTAAAGATCCAAAAGTGGAAGCACATTATGAAGAAGATGATGAAGATCATGTAAAGCCCGAATGGCGAGTTGTCGAAGGCGAATACACCTATGGATTACGTTATGAAGAGTTCATTCCTGCCATGATTAAAACTATACAAATGCAGCAGGAAGAGATTAATGAACTTAAACGACGTATAGATATTTTAGAAGGAGGACAAACAAAATGATGAATGTCAGTGACTTCATTGAGATGCTTAAAGTAGCTCATGATGTCCCTAATAAATACAATAATAAACCCGGGTATAATCTTGGATATTATGATGGAAAGAAGTACAACTTTGACTGTTGGAATCTTATTAAAGTAATCTTAGCTGGATGGGTTCCTACGGATGTTGTAGGTTCTAAAACTGATCCTAAAGTAACAGGAGATGTAGATGGTGCTACTCTTCTCGCAAGATGTACACAGAGGTCCAAGGATTTCTCCAAGATTTCAGTCCCTGGAACCTATTTATATTTATCAACAAGCCCTCATGCAGGTATATTTATTGGAGAATTCCAGGAAAACGGTAAGATTTACAATGTTATTGAATGCACCAAGGGCATGTATGCTGGTCAGGATGGCGTAACATATTCGTATGTTGGTCCTGATGGTTCGAGATCAGCTTGGAAGGGTGCCCCTTCTAGAATGAGATGGACCGACTATGGTTTACTTACTCCTTATGTAAACTATGGTAACGCCATTCCTACACCGGCTCCTACTCCTACAAAAGATTGGATTGAGAAAGGTGACAGAGGCCCTGAAGTAGAGAAAGCTCAGAAAGCTCTTCTTGAAAAAGGATTTGACCCTAAAGGAATTGACGGGATATTTGGACCTAATACTGAGAAAGCTACAAAAGCATTCCAGAAAGCAAATGGACTTGTTCCTGATGGCAAGATTGGTCCTAAAACTAGGGATATTTTGTATAAATCTGTTGAGGATTTTAAAGGCTTGGAAGAAAAACCTGAATATTATACGGTTAAATCTGGTGATGATCTTACTAGAATTGCAAAAAAGAACAACACTACAGTTGAAGAACTTGTCAAACTCAATCCACAGATCAAGAATCCTAATTTGATTTACAAAGGTGATAAGATAAGGGTGAAGTAATATTTAAAGGTCGCAGGAATAACAACTTGTGACCTTTTTTGCCTCGCAATAAAAACAACCTCTTTATAAGAAGACAAGGACTATTGTTAAGTGGGGTCAGAGAAATCTGGTGCTTGATATGAAAGGTGAGAAACCGAGTAAACGGGCGGTTTTTAAATGCAAATCGCTAAGCAATCAGTTCCTAAATCTTTTTTCGCATAAAAAACAACCTCTTTATAAGAAGAAAATAAGGAGGATTTTAATATGAAGAGATATATTGTTAAAGTTATAAGAGGTGATGTAACAATCGAAATACTTTGTAAGAATAGAAAAGATGCGATTGAAACCGCTTCTCATGAAAAGAACAATGGCGGAGATATTGAAATAACTAAAAATTAAATATTTAGATAGCATCTAAAACAGGTGCTATCTTTTTTCGCATATTTTACAATCTCTTTATAAGAAAGAATAAGGAGGACAAAACTATGTTAGGTTTTATATTTTGTAGTATTTTAACTTTTGTTGGACTTTCAGGAATGGTATATATAGGACTGAAAGAAATATTTAAGTTATTTGACGATATTAAAAATTTAAAAGATAGTAAGGACGACAAAGATAGAAGGGGTTAATTACAACCTCTTTTATTTTTTCGCAATAAATACAAGTTCTTTATAAAATAAAAAACAAAGGAGGTACTTTTTATGAATAATAAATTAAGTGTAAATCAGATGAACGACTTATGGCGTAATGCAAGATTAACTGTAACAACTATAGTTATCCCGGCAGTTGGATTTACTTTAGGAGCTTACACGGTTTGCAAACCATTTAGAGAATGGACAGATGACAAGCTTGAAAAGATATTTCATAAGAAGAAAAAAGAGAAATTAGAAGATTAATTTAAACAAGGATCTGTATATTTGCAGGTCCTTAGTTTTTTCCTCGCATTTTTTACAATCGCTATATAAGACTGAGAGGTCTAATGTATCTTATATTATAAGGAGGAAAAGCAAATGAAAAGAAACAAAAAGAAAGCAGAAAGAAAAAAGAAGATATTTAATAAACTTCCAATAGCTGTATTAGCAGGAGGTTTAATTGGAATTGGATTATTTCCTTTCCATGCAATCAAGAAACATTTCAGTAAAAAGAAAAGAAGATCATTAGCATAAGGTTTAAATGAGGATTAGTATATTTTACTAGTCCTCATGCTTTTTCAAAAGGAGGATCATATAATGGGTTTAATTTTATTTTTAGTATTTGTAGTTTTTATTATGACAAAACTTGCAATGCTATTAGGTATTGTTTTTGGAGGATAATTATGAGAATTTGGCATTACAAGCTCATTCCTGTTTTACCAAGGCAGCAGCTTCTTGGACAATGGAGAGAATGTTGTGCTATTTCTAAAATGATATTACAGGAAAAAGAATGCAAACACTTGTTAGTACGTAAAGTTACTGAATACCCGGCATGGATGTGGATGCTTTATCAACATTCAATCGAAAAAGAGTTTAAAAAAAGAGGCTATGATATTCATAAAGCTACTTTATGGTCAATTTGTGATAATACAATGAGAGCCGAAGAAGAAGGATATTTTGCAGATGATGATTCTTTTGACTTTATGATGTATAAGGACGATCCATTTCCAGGTTGGCACAATGACAGATATTTACTTCAGTGTTACTTTAATTTAGAAGAAAAGTACGACTGTGGAGGTATATCTGAGGAAGAATGGTTGAGAATAGACAAATTTATGAGATCTATTAACATTTTATGGTTATAAATGGAGGAAAAAATTATGGATAAAATTAGTGAAGCAGCAAAAAAGATTTGGGATATTTGTAAAGAATCTCCTGAAATGGGTAATGCAGTAATGGATGTTATTGGTGAGCAATCTTATAAGAGAGTTATGGATATTATTAAAGAACAAAAAGATGCTGATAAATACTATATTTTAGAAAAATTTGATGAAACATCTTTAAATGCTTTTGACAGAAATGATCATGGTAGAAATGAACAATATGTAAACTATGTATTAACACATCTTGGATATTCTATAGAAAAAGGATTTGATATAAGATATAGTGATGTACTTAAAGAATTTGATATTACTAATGAAAATTATGCAATCAATTTCAAAGTAAAAAGAATATTGGCCATCTATGATCCTACAGATAAACATTATGACATAAAAATATATATTAATATGGATTGGCTTAAAGAAATTAGTGCCAGTTTTAATAATATTTCGGATAACAATCCTTTAATATCTATTAGTGAAACTATTAATAAGGAGGACTAAATTATGGATCAGATACCAAACAAAATGCAAAATGAAATAATATTATTAATAGGTCTTCCTGGAAGCGGGAAGTCTACATTGGCAGAAAAGCATGCAAAGAATAGAAAACATGCTGTCATTATATCATCTGATAAAATCAGAGAAGAGCTGTATGGCAATGAAGCTACTCAGGGCGATAACAACAAGATATTTTCTTTAGTTAGAGAAAGAGCGGAAGAAGCTTTAAGAAATTGTAAGGACGTCATTATTGACGCTACAAACCTTACAGTAAAAGATAGGTCTGTATATTTCGATATTGCAGTAACTTATGACGCTACTGTAACAGGAATTGTTTTTGATGTTTCAGTTGAAGAATGTAAACGTCGTAATTTAAAAAGAGATCGTGTAGTTCCTGATTTTGTATATGCAAAAATGATGGGACGTTATGAGCAGCCTCAATTAACTGAGGGGTTTACGATGTTAATTAGATATGGTATGGAGGACTAAAATATGAGTAATTTAGTTGATTATGCAAAAGATGAACTTAAAAGAATTGGGATGATTGATTCCGGAGAACCTTATAATGATTGTGTAGCAAAGGCAATCTTGGATTTAATTGAGTTATTCAGCTCTCAGGGTCATAGTGGATTTACTGCATCATATACTATTAATACTTTTAGCAGACTTGCGATGTTTAAACCGCTTTCACCATTAACAGGTGAAGATGATGAATGGAATGAACTTAGAGATGGATCATTCCAGAATAAAAGATATTCTGCAGTATTCAAAGAAAGCAAAGATAGTACTGCATACAATATTGAAGGAAAAGTATTTACTGACAATAATGGAGAGACTTGGTATACGTCCGGCGACTCTAGGGTAAATGTGACTTTTCCTTATGTTGTTCCTGATAAACCTGAACATGTATACAAGAATAAGGAGACAGAAAGCGAAAAGAAGCAGACAAATCAGGATAAGCTTGCTGAAAAATTAAGAAATATGGATCCTAAAGATCTTGCGGGATTTATAGTTGATTGTACAGCTTGTGGAGAATGTCCGAATTGTCCTGCTTTGAACTATTGTGAAAGATATTACTGTGCCGATGAGAATAACATTAGTAGAATTCCCGATGAAAATGGAGAAATACTTTCTTGTGAAGAGATATTTGAAAGATGGTTAAAGGAGGACTAAACTATGAATAATAAACCTACATATCTTTGTGATCCTAAAAAGAATGTTAATTGCCCTAAAGATATTTGCCAAGCTTTAGGAAGAGGTGAATGCATTTATACGTCTCATCCTGAATTTGCCGTTAATCCCGATAATCCAGAAGTTGTAATAAAAGTATCTAATGAAAAAATTTATAAAAAGAAGCAAACAAATCAGGATAAGCTTGCTGAAATGGTAAGGACAATGGATCCAGAGCATCTTGCTGAATATTTGTCTTGTGATATTTTTGTTTGTGAACAGAACTGCCCTATCTGCGATGTATACGGATATGACAGATGCCCAGAAGGTATTAGCTGTGAAGAAGCTATAGTAAATTGGTTAAAGGAGGATGCAGAATGAAAGAAGTAACAGTTCAATTCGTATCTGGTAGAAAGATAATTGCTAAAAATATAATCGACTACGTAGAATCAGAAAAATTTGATGTTATTATAACAGATGAGGAAGAGCATATAACTTTGTTTAAAAATCAGATAGAGTATATGATTGTAAGAGATTTAGAAGAATCTTTGAATCCAGGGATATTTGCATCAGCTGATACTGGCATTATGGATAAAGTTTAATTAAAGGAGGGCATTGACCATGGGTTATAAAGTTATTGACTATGAAGGAGAAACGATGAATTCTGGATTTTCAACACCTGGTTCCGCATGGAATTGGATTCATTCTGCATTTACTCCTGCATTCATTACAGATATGAATATACATGTTGTAAAGGAGGACGACAATGATGATTAATTTTAATTTAGTTGATGGTGATACAGTTCTTGTAAAAGTTTTATCAGATACTGATAGAAAATGGAAAAAAGGTAAAGTAATTGTAGATAGTGATGATTATTATGAGATAAAGTTTTCTAATGAAGATCGTCTTATTATTATCAAAAATTATCCTATTTGTGACATTAGTATCATAAAAGTCGATTCTGATTTTAAAATGGAATGCTCAAATTGTAAACATCGTATGGAACCTGCTAATACTGAGCCTTGTTGTAAATGTGTATTTCACGATCATTACTATTGGGAGCCTTGTGATTCATTTAAAAATAAGGATAAGTTAAATGGAAATGATATTAAAACCTTCTCAATTGATGAAGGACCTTTTACCGATAAAAAGGTTAATTATTCTTATATTTCAACTAATAGATGTAACACAGTTAATATGCTCGAACGGCAAATGCACGAACAGTTATTAGCAAGTCCGCTTAAAATTGAAAAATTAGATATGGAATCAATGTATCCTAGACCAACACATTCAGATTACATTGATGCATTAATATATTCTATAAATGATGAAAGAGCATTAGCCGAATTTATGGCAGATTTTAATAAGAAGGAGAATAAAGATATGAAAAAGCAGCAGAAAAAGAGAGATAGAAACATTATTAAGGTAAAAGATATTGAAACAAGAAAGATCAAGGAGATTATGTTCAATGGTCCTGCAACTATTATTAAGTGGGATCCAACATGGGCACAGCTTTATGGAGATAAAACCGTTACTGTATGTAAAGAACCGGATAAGTTTGACAAGACGACTGGTTTCTTGCTGGCTGTACTTAAAGAAGTCCTTGATAATAAGTCTTATGGTAACATCCTGGAAAAGATCGATGAGATTAAGAAGTCTGATGAACTTTCTGTTGAGGAAGATCGTGATCCTAAATACGATGAGCATATTCCTAAAGAAACTATTGCTTTGCTTAATGAGGCAGCAGAAGCTATGAACAATGCATTTCATATAGGTAGTAGAGTAAAATATATACATGGCGGACTGGTTTATATGGTTGTTGATTGCGCATATATACCTACAAAACATGAGATGTATTATACATTATCGACTTGCCAGAATGATATTTTAAGTGGACATGAAACTCATAAGGTATATAATGTGGCTCATCATAGATTAAAACAGGTTAAAAGGGGGTAATTATGGACGTTAGCTTTATAATAACTATAATTATTGGGATCATCGCAAGTATTTTTTATGGCCTACTGGGTCACAAGAGAGGACAAAGATGAGTAATTTTGATGATATTTACAAAATGAATCGCAGCAAAAAAAGGAGAAAGGACATGATATTTAAAATCTTATGTGCAGGCACGTTCCTGCTTTTAGCAGCAATAGTATTTACTATTATTTATGTAAGTCTTATGAAAGCAGCAAAAGAAGACTTCAAAAATGAAGCAGAAACCTCGATCATGGAAAGCGAGATTAAGGAAGTAAGCCTAGATGATATTTCGGAAGATCCTGAGATTGTTGAAGGGCCTTTATCTGGCGAAATAACCAAAGAAGAACAGTATGAGAAAGATATTTCGGAAGCATTCCCGGAAGAGGTTGTTGAAGCAGTAACTAAAGATATTTCTAATGAAAAAATAGCTGAGGAATTAGTTGAAAACAAAGACTTCTGGGAAGATGTAAAGGCAGTTACAGAAGAGGATATTCAGAAAGATCTTGATACCTATTATGAAGAACAAGGCTACAAATTCCTAGATATTTTATTACCTCAGACTCTTCAGGCATTTACACAGGAGCAGTGTATTGACTATGATGTTCCTTACGAATTAGTATTAGCTCTTATGGAATCTGAATCGTCATTCCGTGAAGATATTGGTTCTGAAAAGGTTCTTGGCGGAGAAGAAGGCAATCCTAGATATTACGGCTATATGCAGTTATCAGCAGACAATTGTGAAAAAGCAGCAAACACATATGCATTGGATGCTCATACGCCTGAAGGTAATATCGAGATGGCAGTCCTCATTCTGTCCGGATATTTAGAGAAGTATGATAATAACTGGGAGAATGCTATTATGGCTTACAAAGGCGGAGAAGGGTATGCTGATTCAATGATAATTGCCGGTAAGACTTCCGATGCGGCTATTAATGTAACTAATAGAGCTTGCCATTATGGAGTTCTGTTAAGAAAAAGGATGGAATAAAACTATGGATAACTTCGAAGAGAATTTAGAACAAACATTAAACGATATTTTGAATAAACATTCTATTGATACGCTTGAATTATTTAAAAAAAGATTCGTTGATATATGCATATCTCAATGTGAAGGTGCCAAATTTGGAAGAAAAAAAGGTGAATATGAAGCTTATAAAAGAGTTGGAAGAGAATTAGATATGCTAATATTTTTATTAAAAACAAAAAAGTAAAATTATTAAGGAGGACATCCAAATGGCAAAACTTGAATTATTAGAAGGAGTTGACATTCCGGATGATGCAAAAATTGAAGAAGTAGCATTAATGGTTAAATACACTTCAGAATCTAGTGATATTTCTCATAATATTAAAGATCAACCAGGACATTGGGAAAAAATTAAAAATGCAGCATTTGTATTTAAAAAGTTTACATTAAAGGAGGACTAAAGATGAATTCAATTATTTATATATCATTATCTATAATTGTCTTGCTTGTTTCGATCGCATTGACAATTGTGTCTATTAAAACAATAAAGATACAAAGATCATATGAAAAATTATTAAAGGACTATAATGATAAATGTTCTTTATATAAATATGTTGAGTCTAAGAATTGCGAATGTGTTGAAAAAATTAAAAAAATGGAAAAAGAAAAAGAAGCGGCATATAATAAGCCATTTGTAATTGAACGTTCAACCATTCCATTTAAGACTTATACTTGTAAAGCTATTGCTCCGGAGATGTATTATACTGTGACTGAGACTGAGAAGCTTGAAATTAGCGAAGAAATAAAAAGCATTTTAGTAAATCAATTAGCGAAGCAAATAATTGATGATGCTCCTATTTTAATATCATCAGATACTGATGTTGTAACATTACAAACTGTTTGGATAGCAGAAATTTATGTTGGATTTAAAAATTATTAAGGAGGACTAAAAAATGAGATGCAAGATATGTAGAAAGAGAATTAAATGGGATAAATCAAAGCTATATATGGTAAAGATTGTTCCTTCAACTATACAAGTAATAGCTGGTGGAAGAACTGCGGTGTATGATGCTATGGATTGTGAAAGATGTGGTGCACAGAATCTGATAAATGTCAGAGAAACTAATGTTATTCATGCTTCTAAAAATGATTTAACCGGAAACCATAGTGAACAGATTTTTATAGATGAAGATATTTCAGAAAAAGTAGAGGAGGATAAAAGATGAAGAACCCTGTTCTTAAAAACATTATTTTTCTGGAAGATGAAAAAATCAAAGCAGACCTTATAGTAGAAGCTAAAAGTGGTGCAATAATACATTTTCCGGATGTTAGAGTTGTATCAATATCTGAAGACAATAAATTATTAAAAGTTGATAGTCTAAATGAAAAAGAAAAGCTTATTTCTAGATATTTTAATATGAACTATGTAGTAGATTTCTTTTTTAATTTTTATCCAAGGGAGGACGAAGACAATGCTAACTGATATTTTGTTCTTAATTGTATTCAAGTTAATCTCTGCACCTACCTGGTGTTTTGTGGTAACATGGATATTATTTGGCCTTGATGCTCTTATTTCATTGACCAAAGCGTACAAATTCATATATGAGAAAGGAAAAAAAGATGGAAGTAAATGATATTTACGGTAATAAAACTTATTTAAACGTACCTCAGAAGAAGCTATCAGCCGGCAGTGTTAAGAAATTTGATGGCGTCAATGATTCTTATATTCCTCCTCAGCATAAAGAGGACAATATTGATCGTATTGTAAAGGAATACGGCCAGGCAACTGGTTATGCTAAGTGGCAGAAAGAACATTATCCGGTTAAGGTTGATATTTCATTACTTCGGGCTCGTATGATGGGCGACGTTGATGCAAATGGATATCCTATTGATGTCAAAAACGCTAGAGTATTTAAGTGATTGGAGGACAAAATTATGGCATTTTTTAATGATATGGACAGATTGAGTTTAAAGTTATTAAGTCCTAGTGGACTTGAGTTATTCGCAAAAAATATTCGGGAAGCTTTTAATAACGGTCATCAATATCGCAAGATTGAGGATCTTAATGGTATTGTTGAATATTTAAAAGCTATTAGAGATGGCGAAGATGGATCTTATGAGTTGTTTGATAAGTATATTAAGGTTGTAGATATTGGAGAAAAAGTAACAGAGAAGAAATGCTGTAATTGCATGAGTTTTGGTATTTGGCCTAGTGAAGAACCTTGTAAGTCTTGTATATCATCTGGAGAAATACGTCCGAATTGGAAACCTAAAAAGGATAAATCAGAACAAGCAGAACAGGTAAAGAAAAACATTAATGAAAACATTAATGCTATTTTTGGAGTTGATTTCGAAAATGATAGGATCAAACATATTGAAGATCGTGTAGAATCAATTCAGGCTAATGTTCTTGAGTATGGTAATAACTGCGTTAGTAAGTTAATAGAATTAAAAGAAAAAGTTGGCCTTTCTCCAGATGCTGACATCTATTTGCATGATATTCGTCAGGATTTATGTGATCTGGATATGAGACTTCAAGGTCTTGAATCAACGTTAGCAGATATTCATGAATCTCTTAATGAAATTAAAGGCCATGAAAAGCTTAAAACCATGACAGTTGTTACTCAGAAAAAACCTATTTCTAAAAAGCCATTATGTATATTTAAAATAGGTGACGTTGTTAAGTATAAAGGCGGAAATGGAGCTTTATATACTATAGTCGGTTTAAATGAACGTAGTAAATGGTATAGGCTTAAATCCCATTCAACTTCTGGATATTTTGTCTATGTACCTGGATCAAGGCTCGAAAAAGTTAAGGAGGAATAAAGATGGTTAAATACTTTTGTGATATTTGTGGTAAGGAAGTGCAAAGAGTAGATAATCTTGACATAATAAAAATTAGTACGGATTACCATTCTTATAATGATATTTATTATTCCGCTTGCGTTGATTGTAGAATAAAGCTTAATGAATATATTTTAAAAATACGGGAGGAAAATAAAAATGGCAATACCTAATCCTGAAGAACGTCCTATATTTATGGACAAAGGAAAAATCATTTGTGATCGTTGTATTAATAAAGAAAAGCATGGTAATGAAGAGCCTTGCTGTGAATGCAAATGGTTGACCGGTTGTATGGGCGATACAAATTTCTTTAAAGAAAGAGAAGAATCGCAATAATTTCATATTCTATATAAGGTTAATACCTAATTTATATTTTTTACAAGGAGGAAAAAGACAAATGAACGATTTAGTAGAATTTGATTTGGAACAATCCTTAGCTGAATTGGCAGCTAACTCTAAGCAAAAGATATTGAATGGTGATGGCATGAAAGATAATATTCATGTATTATCAGAATCTGTTCGAATGCTTAACGAATTACAGGATGAGGAAGATGATATTTCTATTAGAAAACGTAAAGCAGAAGCACGTCGTGCAGAAGCTGAGGCTGATAAGGCTGAAGCTGAGGCCAAAAAGGCTAAGGACGATGTTGAAAATGCAAAGAAACGTGAAACTAAAGAAGTTATATTTGAAACCGGAAAGGTTTTAGCACCTGTAGCGGCAGCAGGATTAACAGTATTTGGTAACTTTATGATATTTAAACAGAAGTGTAACTTTACCAGTCATGTTATAAAGCTTATTAGTGTAGCCGAACACGCTGGGGATATTCCGGCAATCACAACTCGGAAAGTTGTTGAAACACTTTGGCAGAATTTAAAAGGATAATTTAACGAAGATATAAGGAGATGTACGATATTTAAGCATCTCCTTACAATCTTTCGCATAAAAAACAGACACTTTATAGAAGGAACATGTTAGCTTAGATGGTGAGAGCACTACCGAGATGTAGGTAGGGGTCGCAGGTTCGAATCCTGCACATGCCTTCTATTTTTTGCCTCGCAAGAAAAACATATTCTTTATAAGATTAAATTAAAAGGAGGACACACAAATGGCAGTAAGCACAATTTTATCGATAGCAGGGCTTGTAGTATCGGCAGGATTTAGTATAGCATCAGCTATAGTAAGTTCTAAAGAGAACCAGGAAGCGATTGAAAAAGCAGTGAAAGATAATTTAAACAAGTAAAGGAGGAAAGACGCATGTTTGGATTTTTTGGAATATTTATAGACTTGGCTTTAATACTGTTTGGATTTATATTTATCTGTATAGGAGTTATTTGCGGAGTATGTGGATTAATGCCCAAATTAGTAGAATGGATGTTAAAATTGGTATTTAATCCTTTATTCTGGGTTATACTCTTTATATTGGTATTTGTATTCTAAATATTTATTAAGAAAGTTTAAGACGGTGCAAGATATTTTAGCATCGTCTTTCTCTTTTGCTTATTTTTTTCAGAAAGGAGAAATGGTTGAGATGGATGAACAGCAGTATAAAGCGTTCTCTGTAAATTTTTATAATCGTTTAAAAAACACGATTAATGCTAGAATAAATACTAAGTATGATGAAAAAGAAGATAAATTAAACATCGAAATCGGCAGGCTCGGAGTTTTATATAAGACATCTGTAAAGGATGTTACAAAACTTATTGCAGCAGATATTTCTGAAACCGAGAAGGAGTTTGACAAAATTGTAAACAAATACAAAAACTTTATAGCTCATAAATTTTTTTATTTCTAAATAAGGAGGAAGGACATGAACAACAAAGTTCAATTCATATCTGGGTATGTTCTTAATGAATTGCATAAGAATAGTCCAAAGATATTATTAGGATCAGGTCTTGCACTTGAATTAGGAGCCATAGTGGCATCAGGTAACGCGTCGTTTAAGGCACATGATGTAATTAATGATATTCACAAAGATCCTAGAAAAAAAGACAAAAAGTGGCTTACTAAGCAGTATATGTTAGGAGTTGTTCCGCTCTACATACCGGTATTGATATTAGGTACTGGTAGTGCAATTTGCTTAATTAAGTCATATGATATTAATGCAAAGCGTTTGGCAGCAGCAACGGCACTTGCAGAAGTATCTATCGACACATTAAGATTGTATAAAGAAAAAGCAAAGAAAGAGCTTGGAGAAGAGAAATTCAAAGAACTCGAAGAAGAGGTAAAGAAAGAACATCTTGATTCAGCCAAAAATGATATTTCTGATGACAAGTCCTGTGATATTCAGTGGTTTAAGGACGAATTAACAGGCCAGGAATTTCTTTGTACAAAAGAACAGATTGTAAGGGCAAATCTTGAATTCAGTAACAGATTACAGTGTGAGATGATGATGTCTGTAAACGACTGGATTGATATTCTTAATGACCATTCATTCACATGCGGAGATAATACTTATCAGCTTCAGCATGTCTTAGATGGTGATGATCGTGGATGGGAACAGGGATATCCTATCTATATGGATTGTAAGAAACCCGGAGTAACTAGTAGAGGTAAAGCTTGCTTGATATTAGAGTATAGTTTACCACCGAGGATTGGTTATCGTCATAGATATTATTAAAGCCTCGCATAAATTACAATTTGTTTATAAGAGGAAACTCTTAAGTTTAATTTTTAAAGTTCATAAAATTTATATTATAAGGAGGAAAAACAAATGAACGAAAACACAACTTTAATTAATGATGTAACTGAGGAAATCGTTGAGACAGCAGCACCCGCAGCAGCAGAAGCAGTAGGAAAGGCAGTAGCAGAGTACAAGATAACCACAGCTGACAAAGTAGTCGCTGGTGGAATAATCGGACTCGCTGTTATTGGACTTGGATCACTTGGCTATCTTGCTTATAAGGGAGGCAAAGCTCTTGGCAAGAAGATCAGATTAAAGGCAGAAGAGATTAAGGCACAGAAGGAGAACGTTCATGATGACGAATTAGCCGAGATCCTTGAAGATGTAGAATGCGAAATGGACGCAGAAGAACCTGTTAAAAAGGAAACTAAGAAATCAACCAAGTAATTGGTTATGACCGAAAAAGGGGTTGTAGATAGAAATATTTACAACCTCTTAGGTTTTTTGCAAAATAATTATAAGGAGGATACTTATATGGATAACAAAATGATATTTATGAGTCCAATTTCAGAAAAAGTTTTTGATGGCTTAATTAAAAGCAACAGTGCAAATTTTTACAGAAAAGGTTATTCTGATGGATTTTTAGTTGGCGCTGGTGTCGGTATTGTAACTACAGTATGTACGTTTGTATTAACTCAAACTATATTTAAAATCGGAGAAACTTCCGGTAAGAAGACTGCGAAGAATACTTACACGGTTGATATTCCGGATGAGGAGGAGTAATCTATGGATTTATCTCAGTATAGAGGCAATTCTAATGCTTCAAAAGATATTCAGGTAGTGTCTGAAGAGAGAGAAAAGATGGAACAGATTGCAACTGGAAGAAAGGTTAAGCAGTCTTTCTGGAATAGAGTCTTATCAGAGTTTATCGCAGATGATATTCATAGCATAGGCGATTATATTTTGCGTGACGTAATCGTTCCTGCAGCAAAGACGGCCATATCTGATACCATAACTAATGGTATTGACAGATTGTTATTTGGAGAAACAAGAAATCATGGATATCCTGGTAGCAATACCATACGACGCATAACGCCATACAGCTCATTATATTCTAATGTAAGTAGCAATAAAGTTGTTAAATACAATGAATCTCAGCAAACAAGAGGAATTGGAAGATATTCTTATCAGGATATTCTTATTCCATTTACTCCGGAAGAGACTCATAATGAAACAAAAGCTAAAGCTATAGAGATATTAACTCGTATGAAGATATATCTTGATCGTTATAATGTTGTATCTGTTGGCGATTTGTACGATGCAGTTGGAGAAATTCCAGATAAAATTGACCAGGATTGGGGTTGGTATAACCTTGATGGTGCTTATATTCAGAATAGTCGTGAAGGATTTATTATAAGAATGCCTAAAGTTGAATCTATTAAGTAAGGAGGTATATTTATGGCTAATGTCGGTGAAATGAGAAATTATATTCTCAAAATGTATCCAGGACCTAAGTGGATTGAAAAAGTAGCCCATATGAGAGATGACCAAGTAATGGCTATATATTTTAGTATGAAAAAGAAGGGCCAAAAGCCCGTTAATGATAAGCCTAATAAAAGACAACTTACTATTTATGACTATGATGAAGATGGTTGTTATATTTCAAAGAGATAAAGGAGGACATTATTATGGCAACAGCTAGGAAACACAAGCAGCGTAGCAGAAGAGTTTGGAAAGCTCAGGAATCTGTTAGAAAATCATTTTTTAATATTTGCAATGCATATTCTTTAGGAGTAATCCAGAGCAAGTTGTTGAATTCAATATCACCTGTAAAGGAATAAAACTATGGTTATATTTTATCAGAATAATGAAAAGTTCAAGAACACATTACTTGAATTAATAACATTACATCAAAATTTGCATGAAGATCTTTCTGAAAAAGGATTATTTACATTCTTGTTAGATGCTGAAGAAACGCTTGGTATTGATATTAAGATAGACCCTGAAGTTAATCTTATGAAAGCAAGGCCAAACAGAGGATGGAAATGGTCTACATTAAGATGTTTTGCAAGCGCTGATCATTATTGTTTGAATCTTCCAGAAGCTGAGATATTAGCTACTAAACATGAAGTAGATGAAACATTCAAAGCAGAACCAGAAGAAGACTTGATTCATATTGATAAAGTTGAATTATTGAGAGAACTTAAAGCTCTTGATATTCAGTTAAGTAAAATAATTAAGAAAGTTGAAGGAGGAACATGGTAATGAACATTGGTAATACACTTGTTAAAGGTATATTTACTGGTAAAAAGTTCATGATAAGTAATAAGGAAACTATATTGCTTATATCTGGTATTACTGCTGGACTTGGAACAGTTATATTGGCTAGTAAAGGTACACTTGCAGCAAAAGATATTATTAAAGAACACAAAGAAAATGTTAATGATATTAACAAGAAGACAGAAGCTTTGCCGGATTATAAAGAATCCGAAGAGCGCAGAAATGATATTGTTAAAAACTGTGTAAACACTACAGCAAAGATTGCTAAGGTGTATGCACCTTCTATTGTTATGGGTGCTACTTCTGTATGCTGTTTAGTTGCTCAGCATAAATTATTACAGAATAAAGTTACAAATCTTGAAGAAACTGTAGCAAGCCTTAGTGCCGCTTATATTGCTATTGATACAGCATTTAAGAAGTACAGAAAACGTGTAGTCGATAAGTATGGAGAAGAAATTGACAGAGAACTTCGTTTTGGCGAAAAGACTGAAGTTATTGAAGTTACTGAGACTAACGAAAAAGGAAAGACAAAGACTCATAAAGAAAAGGTTAAGACGATTGGTGATCTTGATATTTCGGATTATGCAAAATTCTTTGATGCAACGTCGGCAGAATTCATATATCAGGACCCTCAGCGTTATAAGCCCGACTGGGATGCAAATATTAGATTTCTTAATATTAAGCAGTCATTTGCAAATGCAAAGCTTGAGAGACAGGGATATTTATTCCTTAATGACGTATATGACGAATTAGGAATCCCTAGAACAAAAGCCGGTCAGGTAGTTGGATGGATATTTGATCCTGAAGATCCTAGCATTGACAGTAGAGTTGATTTTGGTATATTTGAGCCAAGAAATCATCGAACAATTAATGGCTATGAAGAAGATTGTATATTACTTGATTTCAATGTTGATGGCGTTATTGTAGATAAGATTCCCGGACTTGCGGATAAATGAACCTATGATATTTATGATGTTTATTATGACATGGATGATGGGCATCATTATTTTTAAGGAGGACGTTAATTATGGATAATTCAACTAAATTAGCAGTCACTGGAATTTCTGCATTTATATTTGGTGCTGGAATTAGTGGCGCTATTACATTCTTTATCACAAAAAGATATTTTAAAAAGAAATGTGATGAAGAAATCATGAATCAAACAGAGTATTATATGCTTAAGTATGATATTTTAAAGGAGGACAAAGATGGCACCTGCATTGAGGAAAAAGGTAATGACGAAGAGCAACCAAAAGAAGCATCAATCCAGGAAGATATTAGAGATATTTCAAGCCTTTACAAAAGTAAAGCCCCGGAAGAAGTTGACAAAGTATCTTATGGTAGTTATTTTGGTAACGATGGCAGCAGTAGCGATGATATTTCTTCTAGTAAACCTACTAAGAAAAAGACAACACGTAAATCCGGTCCGAAATTAGTAGATGAAACAATCTGGAACACCAATCCTGATAATTTCGAAAAGAAATTCTTCATATATTATGATGCAGACGGCGTAATGGTGGACGACGAAACTGAAAAGATTGTTGAAAATGGTGAAGAACTTGTTGGAGTTGCAAATCTTGATCAGGCTGATCAGTTTGATGATGTTATATTTGTAAGTAATAGTAAAACTAAAACAATCTATCAGGTAACTGTCGAGCAGATGGCATTTTCTGAAGTAGGTATTGATGATTAATTCTTCGGTTTCTGATTACAAAAACTGGCTGATGAATTTAGTTATTGATGAAGACCATTCATGCTATAATCACTTACTAAACTTTATATTTAATAAAGAGTTTTATTGGTCAGTGAATAAAGATGAGAATCGTGCTATTGACGGTTTAAATCTTAGAAAAGTATTTGAAGATCAGTATGGATATTTTTCTGGCATGGATGGTCCTTGCACAGTACTAGAAATGATGGTGGCTTTATCTGTTAGAGGAGCTGAAGATATTCTATGGGACGGTGAAAACGATTGGGCTCCATTTATATTTTGGAACATGATTAACAATTTAGGTCTCATAGATAGTGTTGATAACAACTTTAATCGTAACTATGTCGATGAAAAAATTACTATATTTTTGGACAGAAATTACGATAAAAATGGCATTGGAGGCTTATTTTTGCCCAGTCCATTTTATTCCCAAATCCCAAAAAAGTTTCAAAAGTTAGAAGTATGGGATCAAATGAACGATTGGATAAATAGCATTTTTGAGTAAAATTTGTCAAAAATCTGTAAAAAATGGCTATTTTTATCCCAAATCCCCATTTTCCCACTACTATATTAATTACGTGAGAATAATGTATTAATATATATAAATAATATAGAAACTTTTGGTTTCGGGAAATTGTAACAAATTGATAAGATTGTAAGGACGACAAAACTATGATGGATTTTTTTGAACTTGACGTCAAAACAACAAAAAAAGCCGGTTATATTTCTTATGAAGTTAGTCCAGTATTTGTTGTATGTCATTCTAAAGATTTAATGGTTAGAGGTAAGAACTTCTATGCTGTTTGGAATGATGAAACAAAACTGTGGTCAACAGATGAGTATGATATTGTACCAATTGTTGATGAAGCTTTAAAGAAGAAGGCCGAAGAGATATTGTCAAAACATCCAGATGCTAACGTCAACGTAAGATATTTGAAAAACTATAGCACTGGTAGTTGGGACGTATTCAAAAGATTTATATCTAAAGTTTCAGATAATTCAAAAGATCTTGATTCTAGTATAACGTTCGCAAACTATGAAACGAAGAAGGAAAGTTATATTTCTAAAAAGTTAGACTATGCTCTTGAAGATGGAGATTATTCGGCATGGGATGAACTTATCGGAACTTTATATTCTCCTGATGAGAAACAAAAGATTGAATGGGCAATTGGATCGATAATTTCTGGAGATGCCAAAACTATTCAGAAGTTTCTTGTATTTTATGGAGAAGCAGGTTCTGGTAAATCTACTGTGTTGAATATTATTGAATCTTTATTTGATGGATATTCTGTATCATTTGATGCAAAAGCGTTGACATCAGCAAACTCTGGATTTTCTACAGAGCCATTTAAAGATAATCCTTTAATTGCAATTCAGCACGATGGCGATTTAAGTAGAATTGAAGATAATAGTTTACTTAATAGTATTGTTTCACATGAAAAGATATTAGTAAATGAGAAACATAAGAATTTATATTCTATAATTCCAAAGTGTTTCTTATTTATGGCATCAAACAAACCAGTTAAGATTACAGATGCAAAGTCTGGTCTTATTCGAAGAGTTATTGATGTTACTCCTACAGGTGATAAGATACCTAATACAAAGTACAATAGATTAATGAAAACTATATTCTTTGAAAGAGGAGCAATAGCAAAACATTGTCTGGATATTTATAATAAACTTGGTAAACATTACTATGATTCTTATATTCCATTGGCAATGATGTACACAACTGATCCGTTTTTCAATTTTGTAGAAGAGAACTATTTATATTTTAAGAATGAAGATGGAATAACTTTAAAACAAGCTTATGCAATGTATAAAGAATATTGTCAGTTAGCAAACATTGGATATTCTTTACCAATGTACAAATTTAGAGAAGAACTTAAGAATTACTTCAACGAATTTATATCTGAATTTAAAGCACCTGATGGAACACATGTTAGAAGTTATTTCAAAGGATTTATATCTGAAAAGTTTGAAGAACAAAAGCAGCAAAAAGAAGAAGCGGAAGAGAATGATATTCCTGAATGGTTAAATCTGGAAGAAAGAGACTCACTGTTTGATATTTATTGTAGTAACTGTTTAGCGCAGTATGCTAGTAAATATGAGACGCCAAAGAAAGCATGGAGTGATATTTCAACAACACTTGCTGATTTGGATACTCATAAATTACATTATGTAAAACCTCAAGAGAATCATATAGTGATTGATTTTGATATTTCAGATGAGAATGGAAAGAATCTTAAAGAAAATCTTAAAGCGGCAGCAGAGTTTCCACCCACTTATGCAGAAGTAAGTAAAGGTGGTAATGGTTTACATCTTCATTATATTTATGATGGCGATGTTAGTAAATTGTCGAATGTTTATGCAGAACATATAGAGATAAAGATATTTTCTGGCGGTTCTGCTTTAAGGCGTAAACTTAGTTTATGCAATGATATTCCAATCGCTACGATCTCTTCCGGGCTTCCGGTAAAGGAGAAAAAGCGTATGATTAATTTTGAAGGGATTAAATCAGAGAAAGCGCTTAGGTCATTGATAATTAAAAATCTTAATAAAGAGATAGCTCCTAATACTAAACCAAGTGTGGAGTTGATATTTAAAGATCTAGATAACGCATATGCTTCTGGTTTAAACTACGATGTTACTGATATGCGTCCTGCTATACAAACATTTGCTTTGAATAGTACAAATAATAGTTCATATTGTTTAAAGCTTGTTAGCAAGATGAAATTTAAGTCAGATGATATTTCGCAGATTACTGGCAATCAGTATAGCGGAGATGATAGTGATATTGTTTTCTATGATGTAGAAGTATTTCCTAATTTATTTTTAATAAATTGGAAGTATCGTGGTGAAGGAAAGAAAGTTGTTAGAATGATAAATCCTACACCAAATGAAGTAGAAGATATTTTAAAACTTAAGTTAGTCGGTTTTAATTGCCGTCGTTATGATAACCATATTTTGTATGCGGCAATGATGGGATATTCTAATGACAAATTATTTGAATTGTCACAGAGAATCATTAATGGTTCAAAGAATGGATTTTTTGGAGAAGCTTATAACATTAGTTATACTGATATTTATGATTTTAGTAATACTAAACAGAGTCTTAAGAAATGGGAGATTGATTTACATCTTCATCATAAAGAGTTAGGTCTTCCATGGGATCAACCGGTTCCAGAAGAAAGATGGATAGAAGTCGCAGAGTATTGCGATAATGATGTTATATCTACAGAAGCCGTATTTGAACATTTGCATGAAGATTGGGTGGCAAGAAAGATATTAGCAAGATTAGCCGGAGGGACAGTTAATGACACAACAAACACACTCACAGCAAAAATTATATTCGGAAACAACAAAACACCCCAAGACCAATTCGTCTACAGGAACCTCGCAGAGCCCTGCTCAGACAAACCATATTTTCCTGGATATTCTTTTGATCATGGTGTTTCCACCTATCGTGATGAAGAAGTTGGTGAAGGTGGTTATGTATATTCTGAACCAGGTATGTATAAGCATATCGCATTATTGGACGTCGAATCAATGCATCCTACAAGTGCAATTGAGGAAGGCATTTTTGGACCTGTTTACACAAGTAGATATGAGGAACTTAAATCGACACGAATAGCAGTAAAACATTGGGATACTGATATTCTTGATACAGCTTTTAATGGTGTTGTAAAAGAAATTATGGAAGAGTTTGATATTTCAGAAAAGAATTCTGATTCATTGAGTTATGCTCTTAAAATTCCAATCAATGCTGTTTATGGTTTAACATCAGCAAAGTTTGATAATAAGTTTAAGGATCCAAGAAATGTTGATAATATTGTAGCGAAGCGTGGTGCTTTGTTTATGATTGACTTAAAACATTATATTCAGGAACAAGGTTATACAGTAGCCCATATTAAGACTGATTCTGTAAAGATTCCAGATGCAGATAATGATATTATTGAAAAAGTTAAAGCATTTGGAAAGAAATATGGATATAACTTTGAGCATGAAGCAACATATGATAAGATGTGCTTAGTAAATGATGCAGTTTATATTGCTAAGTATGCTTCTATAGAAACATGCAAAGAACAGTATGATTATATTCCAAGTGCTAATGCAAAACACTGGAAAAAGCATAATCATCCATGGACAGCAACAGGAACAGAGTTTCAGGTTCCTTATGTATTTAAGACTTTATTTTCTCATGAAGATCTTGATTTTTATGATAAATGTGAAACTAAATCTGTATCAACGGCTATATATTTGGATTTTAATGAAGGACTTCCTGAAGGAGAACATAATTATAGATTTGTTGGTAAATGTGGTCAGTTTACACCAATTATATCTGGAAAGAGTGGTGGTTTATTAGTTCGTGAAAGCAAAGATAAGTCAAAGTATGATTCCGTAAGTGGAACAAAAGGATATCGTTGGCTTGAATCAGAAGAAGTAAAGATATTAAAGTGCGAAGATTGGATTGATGAAAGCTATTATATTTCAATGTGTAATGATGCAATAGCAGATATTAAGAAATTTGGAGATTATGAATGGCTTACAGCAGATTCAGAAGAAGTATATTTACCGTGGAAGTAAAATTAAAGGAGGATATTTATTATGCCAAAACCCACATTAAGAATTGAAAACACAAATTTGATATTCAGAAACTTTGCCGGAAAAGAATCTGAATTTAACAAATCCGGTAATAGAACCACAGGAGTTATTATTCCTCCTGAAATGGTTCCGCAGTTAGTTGAGGAAGGATGGAGTGTTAAACAGCTTCCTCCTAGAGATCCTCAGGATCAGCCATTATATTACATGAATTGCAAAATTCGTTTTGACAATTTTCCGCCTCATATATATTTGTGTACATCTACTAAAAAGACAAAACTTGATGAAGAAGATGTAGATCAGATCGATTACAGTGAAATTTCATTTGTTGATATTGTGATTAGTCCTTATGATTACACAACTCCTATGAGAAGTGGAAGAACTGCTTATATTAAAACATTGTATGTTAATGTTATTGAAGACGCATTTGCAGATAAGTATGCTTACGGCGATGTAGAGGATTGATATTAAAATGATACAGTTGTATGAGTACCAAGCAAATGTTTTGGACAAATTACACAATGGTAACATATTAGTTGGTGGGGTTGGTTCTGGTAAATCCATTACCAGCCTTGCTTACTATTATATTTGTCAAGGTGGTAAAATTAAGGATGGAAAACTTTTTGGAAAGATGAAAGATCCAAAAGATCTTTATATTATTACAACAGCAAAGAAAAGAGATACATTAGAATGGGAGAAAGACATGAGTGGATTTCTTCTATCAACAGATGAAAAGAATAATGGATATTCTAATAAAGTTGTTGTTGATTCATGGAATAATATTTCAAAGTATGTTTATGTAACTAATTCTTTCTTTATATTTGATGAGCAAAGAGTTGTTGGTTATGGAACTTGGACAAAAAGTTTTCTAAAAATTGCTAAGTGTAATAAATGGATATTATTAACAGCAACACCAGGAGATACATGGTCTGATTATATTCCAGTCTTTATAGCAAATGGATTTTATAAGAATAAAACTGATTTTGCAAGAAAGCACATAATGTACAAAAGATATTCTACTTATCCAATAATTGATCATTATGTTGACACAAGGATATTAGAGTATTACAAAAGTAAAATTCTAATAGAAATGAATTATAAAACTGAAGCTATAATACATGACATTGATATTCCATGCCTTTTTAATAAAGTAAAGTATACTGAATTAGTTAAGAATCGATATGATTATGAAAATGATATTCCAATAGAATCAGTTTCCGAATTATGCTATCAAATGAGAAAGATAGTTAATAGTGATAAAAGCAGGTTAATAGCCGTTGCTGATATTTTAGCAACTAAATCAAAAGCCATTATATTTTACAATTTTGATTATGAACTTGAAATGATTAAAGATTTTTTTCAAGACAAAATTTATATTGCGGAATGGAATGGACATAAACATGAAAGTATTCCTAATAAAAAGTCATGGATATATTTAGTACAATATTCGGCAGGAGCAGAAGGTTGGAATTGTATAGAAACAGATACCATTATATTTTACTCACAGACATATAGTTATAAAACATTAATACAAGCTAAAGGAAGAATAGATAGATTAAATTCTCCTTTTAAAGATTTATATTATTATCATTTGAAGACAAGATCTTCAATAGATATTTCAATAGCAAGATCATTAGCATCAAAAAAACAATTTAACGAACGCAAAGTCTTTTCTTGTTATTTCGCAAGAAAAACACTTTGTATATAGAAGGAATAGGATGTCTTCGCAACGATTACATTCTATTTTTGTTTTTGGGAGGATTCAAATGAAAGAGAGCGAATTCCAGAAAGATATTAAGGAATCAATTAAAAAGAGATTTCCTGACGCTATAATTAAAAAGCAAGAAGGATTTCCTCAAGGCTTTCCTGACTTATTGATATTAAGAGGAAAGAAATGGGCAGCTCTTGAAATTAAGAAAGATGCAAAAGCCCATAAGCAACCAAATCAAGAGAATTATATTTCGCTATTAAATGATATGTCTTATGCGTCGTTCATCTTCCCTGAAAATAAGGAGGAGGTGTTGAATGAAGTTTTTGAAGCACTCGAACCTTGAAGGCAAACATGCTTTCTTGGGGGCAAGTAAATTTCATTGGATTAGATATTCTGATGAAAAGATAGCTGAAACATACAAACATTTTTGTGATATTCAGAGAGGAACTGAACTTCATGAATTAGCTTCAATGTTAATTAGAATGAATACAAAACTTCCTGAAGAACAGAAAACACTTAATATGTTTGTTAATGATGCCATTGGATTTCATATGGAATCTGAACAAATATTATTATATTCTGAAAACTGTTTTGGAACAGCGGACGCTATCTGTTTTAGAAATGATATTCTAAGAATACATGATCTAAAGACTGGAGAAACAAAAACTCACATGGAGCAATTAATGATATATGCTGCTTTATTTTGTTTAGAGTATAAAGTAAAACCAGGAAATATTAAGATCATATTAAGAATCTATCAAAACAATGATATTTTGGAACTGATACCGCAGACAGATGATATTTTGCATTTAATGGATAGAATCATCACTGCAGACAAAATTATATCCTCATTAAGAGAACAGGAGCAATAAACGATGTCTGAACATTTTCTTGCACATTATGGTGTTCCCAGGCGTTCAGGAAGATATCCTTACGGCTCGGGTGACAATCCTTATCAGCATCCTTATCAGCCAAGAACTGATAGAGTTGAAAAGATATTAAATGGCGATCTAAAAACAATTTATACAGAGTACAAGAATTTAAAAGCTAATGGATATTCAGAACAGGATATTTGTGATGAATGGGATGTTCCATCCACTTGGCTTAGAACTCGTATATCTGCAGCAAAAGAGTCAGAAATGACTGAAAGAAATGCTCAAATAATGAAGCTCAAAGAACATGGATATTCTAATGTTGAAATTGGAAAACAACTTGGAATAAATGAATCTGTTGTTAGAGCAGCAATTAAACAAGTAGAAACTGGAAAAGTTGGTGCAGCAAAGAACACAGCAGATTATATTCAATCTCAAGTAGATAAATATGGTCCGATAGATGTCGGCATTGGAACTGAACATGATATTGGTGTAACAAGAACTAAAATGGAAGTTGCAATTGAAATGCTTGTTGATCGAGGTTATGAAAAGCATAATATTAAAATTGAACAAGCAACCAATCCAGGGAAATTTACTACTGTAGAAGTTCTTTGTCCTCCTGGAACAACTT